TGCGAGTTCCCACATATTATTGAATGCAGGCATCGCATTGTAATTGTAACGACTGTGTTCAATACCCTGCTGCCGAATGAATTCTACATTCTTCATGAACAACCCAACATGATGATTGAACGAATCCATAGTCGGGCTGTTAGGCCCATTATAGAGATCCAGCATTGCCTTCTGTTTAACGGCAGTACAGCGAATGATATTTGCAACATTACTTGCAACTTCAGCAACTCTCTCGAATTTACCAACCTGCATGTTAATGTCTTCATCGCCATATGTCATATTCAACAGAGGTGCAATCTGCTCTTCATAAACAGGACCAAGTTTTCCGATTACCCACATAACAGGATCCCTGCTATGAGCTTCCCGGATCATTTCGGTAGACTGCTGTGCAGACACTGGAGCAGGAGGTCGAACAGCATCGTCAAACTCGCTCACGGACTCACACATCATAAATGCGCCACCCGGATACAAAGAATAATTCGGATACATCTTCTTCCTCCTTTCTTACAGCATCAGATCACCAGCAGTGAATGCGCCGGGATCACGGACAATGGGGCTATTCTGATCAACTCGCAGAGTTGCATTCTCCCTACGCTTCTGAACAGCGACCATACTATTGGTAGTATCCATCTTAACAGCAACGCGATTCTTCCACTTCTCGAGTTTCTGCACGATCTTCTTCTGTCGAGCAATAACCTTCTTACTACCACGACCACCTTCCAGTGATTCAATATTGGTATTAATCAGGTCAACCTGCAGAGAGAGCATATCAGAAATTTTTACTCGATTATAGTAGATAGAATAAATAATTTCGCGAATCATAATAATGATACGAGGAATCATTGCAATCACAAAACCTACACCGATCACGGCTGCTGCAACTCCAGCCAGCGTGACACTTTCAGACATAGCCTTCTTCGTGCCAGTCTGTTCATATGACTGCAGGAGCTTGGTATAAGTATCAAGATCGCTGGATGCTGCCAGGATATTCTTGATATGAACATGTTTGATCGTGCCAGGAATTTCATCATAGAGGACCTGGCAATCGGTCTCAGTTTCTGTGGTAACAAACCGAATCGTATTACTCACCAGAATACCAACAGAATACAGACATGCTGCAACCAGAGAGGTATACAACAGCTGAATCAAACCATTACCAGCCTGATACTGAGAACGATATTCATTTCGATTATTGGAGAGATGAGACATAACTCGTTTGACCGCTTCGCATACTTTCAGGTATTTCTCAGCGCCAGGATCAGTGCTGCTCTGATAAATGTTGGACAGAGTCGTAACATTTTCCAAAATCATAGCCTTGTATTTGAAACGATCGATATCGCCGGCAGATTTCTCAATCTCACCAAAGTCCAGGGAATTATACTTATCTGTAATGAATTTCATCATCGCAGTAAGTACATCATCTGTAACCTGTACTTTTGCCTCCTCAGACAAGGCGAAGAAGTCTACACGATTGACTTCAATCGCAGCCTCAGTCAGCAACTTTGCATAATCTAACTGAACCATAATGACTTCTCCCTCCTTTATCTGGAAATAGACCGATACAGTTCCCGCAACATGCGATCCGACGACTGCTGCTCGCGCTCCAACATCGCATAGGTATACTGCTGGAAGTCTCCGCCATGTCCATCATAGGTGATATAACACATCTCATTCGCCTGATCAAGAATCACGAAACCGAGCAAGAAGCTGGCATCCATGATCATATTGACATGATCCTGGGTCATAATATCAATGCCATATTCATCCTTGATATACTGTACCTCATTCATAGTCAAAACGACAGACCCATTCGGAGTATATTCCTTCATGAGATAAGGTACAGACATTTTGGACCAACGCTTGCGTCTGCGGAATGCAGCACCCCACTGACGTGCACCACCAGTACGACTGTTGAGCGCATCAACTTTCAGTTCCTTAAAACCGAAAAGCAGATCAGCGAGAGATTTCTCTTCGCCACTGATATACTTTACGAAGCGAAGGAACTTACGTTTATTGATAATGCAATTATACAGATCATTGATCAGATCAATGGCGGGAACCTTGCGGATATGGACCTTGATACCAACAAGAACATCACGGGTCACTACTTGTTCAGTCTCATCGACAATGAAACCGATTGATGCCTTTGTATAGGTAGGAATCGCTTCATTGGATTTCTTCATATCCATATCGGTGAAGATCTCTTTATCGAAAGTCTTATGACCGGTATAGCCATTTCGCATTGCAGCACGACCAATATTGACACCGGATGCAGGTCTGCGAGAATCAAACGTAAGACCATCAGTATCAATATCGCCACGAGGATCTTGAGGACCTTTATTTTGACGCTCATCACGAAGTTTATCTTCAAGATCTTTTATTTTCTTATCTCTGCGATCAATTTCTCTCTCATGACCCTTTTTCTCTTTCTCGTATCTCTTTTCTGTCATATAGAGTTGCGAATGATGCTGCTGCGTTTGTTTCTCCATACCTTTCTTGAGGTTTCTATTTTCACGACTCTGCTTATTGTACTCTTCTGAATCTACGATTATGTAAGCAGGTTCATGTTTAGCCTCAGTAAGAATAAAAACATCACTATCAGGAGCAGACAGAGATTCATCAATAGCCGTGATGCAATGTTCGATTGTGTTCAGATCCATTTCGGACAGAACGGGAATGCCGCTTTCCTCGAGTTTCTTGTCAGCCGCAGGATCGGGCAATCCTTTGCGTTTTCTGAGTTCAGAACGTCGCTTATCAACCAGCTTCAAACGCTTATTGATAATCTTGATGTAAGCGCCATACTGTTTCATGAACGCTTTAGGGTTAGAGATTGTGGCCCCATTGAACCTGATAGACAGTTTCTTATTGGTGCCATTCTTCTCATTCTCTTTATACTTCTTTTTATATCTGGTTAGATACTTTGCATATTTATGCTTCAACTTATTTAGCTTTGATTCAAGACTGTTAAGCTTAGTGAGACTGGAACAAGACAGGATCTTATTCTCGGAAACGGATTCCAGCGAGAACATGATCGAGTCAATGGCAGATTTGACATTACCTTCAGAGAGAAGACCATCAATTTCAGGATATTCATCTTCAAGATCGCCTTCTTCATCGCCAATATCAATACCAGTGACTCTCTTGATAATCTCTTCATCACTCATCAGTTCAAGATCATCATCGCCAGTATCGAGCATATCAGCAGTAGCCTCACCGAGGAAGCCCCATGTATCAAGTTCTCGCATGTTTTCGAGGTACTGCTCCTGCAGTGTCCGAGTTAATGGATCGATCGGATCAGCAGAGTACATATCATTTAAAGAAATCGTTTCAGAGATGACGTTAATGTAATTCGAACAGTTCTTCTTGGACTTTTCCCAGCATTCCAACAGGAAATCCTGAAGCGCTGCCAGATCAGCATTCGTCGGCTCAGATGCAGATTCTTCAAGTGTACTTACGAGACCAAGCGCCTTATTCAACACAGGACCAGATCCAGCATTGATGCCCATATTTTGGTGGAACTGGGACAGATAGGCTTCAATGGACGCCTGATCATCAGATCGGATGCGGTGGAACGGCATCAGACTAATACAGGTGACCACAAAGGTCGCATAAGACTTTTCCAGCACTCTACTGATCATACCCATTTCTTCGGGTGTTACCTGATCAGATGTTACTGTCGGAAAATAAAAAATTGAATTCGAGCTATACGCCGAGATAGATCGGATATGATTCCGATTCAGATTGACGCTAAACTTTTGTTTGGTTCCTTTGCCCGAAACGTCTATGGATGACAACATCGAGAAAAGTTCAGTGATCATCAGCACATTTCTCCCTTCTTTGCAGATTTGTACATGTTGCCAAACCACAACTCGTACATTTATAGTATTTGTTGAAGTAAATCAAAAAAGAACATATAAACCCTCCCAAATGGGAGGGTTTTCTTATCAGTAAAAGAAAACGGGGCATTGAATCCCGTTTTCTTTTTTATCTTAATCAGTCTTCATCCCAGCGAGGCGCAATTCTGAATCCTCTACCAGGCTGAACTTCAAGATCTATACCTCCGAACTTTTTCTTCTTCGGCTTTGTATAATCGCGTTTCCCTCCCTGAATCCGATAGAACCTTGGATCCTTACCGATGGATAAACCAATACCATGATCAAATGGAGAATCATCATCATCTTCGTATATATAATCGTCTTCATCAAGATCATCTTCAGAATCAAAATAGTCGTCATCTTCACTAAAATCTGATGCAGCTAATAATTCACCATGTAATGATGTGATCAAACGATCTGCAACACGAGCAGATGCTTCCAAAGTATTGATCATTTCGGCAGCAACTTTTAGTTCATCTTCCAGCATCTTAATTTTCTTACTGGATTTCTTCTTCAAGGTTTCATATTGGGTTTTCCAATATTCAACTTCATTGGGCTCGCTCTTCGAAACAGTATAAACTGTTTTTGTATCTTCACGTGGAATAAGTTGCATGAAATTATCATGCTTCTTTGATTTGCTCATTGCGTACTCCTCCTAATTAGTTGCACCGATATTTTGATCTCGTTCTCTTTCGCATACATAGGTGCAAACGGGCAACTATTAGTAAAAGTTTTACAACTCCTTTCCACTACAAGTATAATATGTACGTGCTTTAAGAGTTGCCCAATTTGCTTGATACTGCTTTTTGCGCGCCCTGATATTTGCCAGTATACAAAGTATCGATCTTACCATGCGGAGTTAAGAAATACACTTGCGCAATAGAAAGATTCGGATAAATCTTAGTGGGGTATGTGACCTTAATCTGTAGAGTCCATACACCACCAAAACCAATATCTCCAAAACCTGCTTCCTGATGAACCGCGATTCCGAGACGACCGATAGAAGACCGACCGGTAATAATCGGTTCAAAATAATCAGTCTTCACGACTTCTTTAGTAGGAACAAGATATAGCATCCCAGGTCGGAGAATAAAACCTTCTTCAGGATCAATCTGAAAAGTCTCCGTATCTTGGAAGGTTGACTTATCTTTTAAGTCAATCAATGTAAGATTCCGATATACAGTAACAGTATCACCACACCGAAGATTATAACTGTTGGGATTCAAATAAACGGGGTCGTAATCAGAAATAAAAATTCGACCAGCTCGAATTTGCTTAGCAATCTCACTCCCGGTTAAAACGCCGCCGGAGAAGTTTACTCTATCTAATAAACCCATAGAGATATCACCATACCTTTCTTATATAACTGTAAGCAATCGAATCAGTAAAGAATTGCTATAAATGTCTTATTTGATAGGCTCGAACATCGATATAAATTGGATTAACATATAAATCCATGTTTCCTGTCAGAGAAGAGGTGAAATATCAAATTGGCTATTACAGACAAAAGCGATCTGACAAGATTGATCGGAACAGCGGCACGCGCTGTATCATCATCTACAGACATTGTAGAGAATCCCAATTCGAATGAAGAAACTCTTATAGAAGCAAAACGAGAACAAGTTTCTGTAAATAGTAAAGCACGTTCCATTTATAATACCAAAGCAAATGAGCGAGCAACTATCAATAGAACAATTCCCAAATTGCTTTCTGGTCTCGGTACGAGTGCTGCTGAAAAAACTCCAGACTTTGACACTTTGGCAAAACAGTATAAAATTCAATACGGACAATCTTATGCGGATTTCACTGATCTGATTGACCATTTCAATCTTTCACGTCTTCCAAGTTATGAGTCCGTACCGATGCCCTTTATTGGGCATATTATTATGACCCGCCCAAGTCTCTATGTACAACCTTCTACTTCTACATCGTCTTATAGTGAGTCCAACAGTATTGCTGAAGCACCGAATATGATAAAAAACTTCAACGCATTGAAGAATCATCCAAAGACTTCAGCATTTGTGAATGATGCATATGGCCAAAAATTATTGAAGATGCTGAGTGAAAGCAGCAATAGTTATTACATGCCAGTATTCACAACTCGTGCTGCTAGCTATAGCGTAAATGATGTACAGTTAAAGACAGTTGAAAAAGGTCAAACATACTATGGTCATACCATTAAATATGCTCACTATAATGAAGAGCATAAGTTTGGTGGATCTATTTCCATCGACTTCCGCAATGATTATTATTACAGTATACTGAAGACTGTGTATATTTGGATGGCATATATCGATATCGTATCTCGTGGTGAAATTGTAAAACCGTCCTATATTAGCCAAATGAATGGTATTCTGGATTATTGCGGATCAATATATTATCTTGTAACAGATATGAGCATGAGTAAATTGCAGTATTGGGAAAAGCTGACAGGAGTATTCCCTAGGTCTGCACCCTTCTCTATCTTCAGTTACAATGATATGCCTGGTGTAGAAGATAAGATTTCTATCGAATTTGATTATGGTATGAAATCAGATCCTTGTGACCCGAATGTCCTATTTGATCTCAATATGCTTTCCGCCAACTCGTATACACAGGCAGCAAACTTCATGCGATACGGACCCGCGTATCTGAATCAGCAAAAGACTATCAATTATGCAGATGTAAATCGAAAGTCTGATTGGTCTAAAGCCGTTCGTGCAGATAACTTCAAGGGACCTTTCGGACTTGGTGATGCTTTTGCTGCAAAACCAATCATTCAAGCAGTGAAGAATGGTAGCACTTTGAACTACTATCTACACTGGCTGCGTTAATTTTATAAACAGGAGGTGAAATGTAGTTCATGGCTGACAACACAACTGTCCGTAAATTAATAAATCGTGTTGACATTCTAAAGGATTTAACCGAGAATGTAACTCCGATCTATTATCCTAAGGAATCTTTGGATAAGAATCGTACAGGCTTGTATGGTATGCTGATGGAAGCAATGGCAAATTCCATTGAAGATACTGTGACGCTTGAGCAACGTCGCGCATCAGATTATTGTCCAGAGCTTTCTACAAGCGAAATCCATGTCAACCAGACTGCAAAGATTCGAGGTGTTGGCATCAATCGGGCAACGCCTGGTAAATGTTATGCATTACTTGGTGTTCTGAAAAGTGATATTCTTGCTAAGGGCACAACTTATGGTAATGAGATTCGCTTTATCATCGATAGACGCTCTACGATCTTGTATGGTGGTATTAATTTTTCTCTTGAAGATGATATCATCATCAGAGCAGTAAAACGTGGATCCAGTTATCTGTATACAGCAAACTATACAGGTGAACATTCTACATATGAATCTTATATTCAAATGTACGAATATGTTAATACACATGGTGAAGAGCTTGTTGCAATGATCTGTCAGATCTATCAGTGTAAATATAACATCAGCGACAAGCACGTTACTGATGACATCGAATTTCTTTATGATGGACTGTATTTCGATTATGATAATCGACTGGCAGATTTTGAGGTATACTTCAAACGCTCTACGAATGATCCTTATACAAAAGTAGAAATGGATCACTATCTCACAATGGCTACTAACTCCAAGTGTCTTTATTATAATGATGACGAAGCTAATCTTCTTCGCATTATGAATAATCCTGCGCTGAATATTGGTATTAATGCTACGATTCGCGTAGAGATCAAAGAGACTCTTGGTGAAGATGGTCATGTGACGCTGGATAATACCACTTCCGCATCTTTCGCTATGTATCAGGATGCCGCATATAACTACAGTGGTGTGCATGTGTTCATTACTATGCTTACAGACACTGTCGCGGCTGACAATGGAGATACCCTGACAGATGTCAAAAAGAGATTGATCGATGAGAAAACTCGTCGAGATAATATTACCACTGAGCACGATATCATCACATACATTAATGATATTGATGCTAACGTACAGCTTGTTAAGAAGCGTAACGATATTCAGGATCGTAACTATTTCATGTACGTTTTGATGCGTTACGGTGACAGGAAGCTTGCTCCTGCAACTACAAAGAGATTAAATCTTACAGGTGTGCGCACTGTACAGGATTTTGGAGACTTTGACATCTATAACAGTACAGTAGATCGTAAGATTATTCATGCTTACAACAAGTTCAAACTACATGTGGTAGACGGTGAGCCTGATCAGGACTATGTCACAAAATGTCCGATCAATGAGAATGAACCTAATACGTACTATTTAACTTGTCCGTATATGATTCTCATCAATGATCTAAATATCGCGTCCTACTACTTCACCAGTGTGGATGAGTCTGTTGTATTAAGCATGAAGATCGCAAACAATCTTTTCCCCTTCCAGATGATCAGTAGATCTGTAGATGTATTCCGTGATGCACATAATCCTGATACACATGACATCTATAGATTTACAATTAAAGGATCACTAAATACCGAAAATGACTCTCTGTTGGTTGATGATGAAGGAAACATTATTGATAGAGAGGCAGTCATATGTCATCTCTTCTTCCCACTGGAAGGTAGTCCTATCGCATATTTACCTATGACGATCGATAGCTATAATCAACAAACCCGTGAATTCACTTTCACTGGCACAATTCGCACCAATGACTATATTACCGAAGTTGATAAGCTTGAGATTATAGAAGGTCTTTATGCAATTGGGTCTGATAAAAGATACAACTCAGTTATCGATTTCAAAGACGCATCTTTCCAAGTAAGTTTCATGTTTAAACAGGATGATCCTGATGGTATCTATATGAGGGATGATAGTGTCTATACGATGCTTCCAAGCTCTTATACCGACGGGTACGTTCTGATGAATTCTTACTACAATAATCCGAATAATCTTTACAATCTCATTTTGGAATTCAGCAAGTTCAGTAGATCTCCTACAATCGTCTCTAAAGTGAGCGATACGAACTATGATTATTCGGTTGGATCTGTCCCATTCTTTGAGTTTGAATTCGGTAAGACTCACACCGCGGAGCTATTTGATACGTTCAAACATATGACAATTGTGTACGGCTCTCTGTTAAAATTGACTACCGATTTCGAGATCGCATTGAAGTTTATCGCAACATATGGACCGTCGAAATATATCACCGTAACTGGTGGGAGGATGGAAGATGGTGGTGAAGTTACTGCATATCTGAATAATCTCACGCCTACGATTTATTTCAAGGTCTATGGTCTCGGCGCTCCCGTAGATGAGATTCGACAATTCATCTATGAATATCTACGTGACACCTACATTGTAGATACACAGGTGTTCATGTCGAATGTATGTACTATGGTAGAGAGTAAGTTCTCCTCTGTGCGATCAATCAAGTATATGGGAATCGATAATTTCAACGGCTCTTATCAGGAATTCACATATCTAAAACCTGCATTTGTTAGCCGTGATATCGTTACTCGATATATCCCTGAACAACTTAATGTGACTAACATCCAGATTGAACTGGATGAAACTTAAAAGTCAAGGAGGCAATGATAAGTCATGAGAAAGATTTCTTACCCTGAATACAAGAGACGTGTATTCAATGAAGCTCTTCTGGAATGTTTCTGTCAGATTCATGGACAGGTTCTGAATGGCGACTGCGCTGAAGATCAAATGTGTGATGAGCGTTTGGCTGGTATGGCTAAACGTCTCTGCCACACTTTCTTCGAGGATGAGTTGAAGCTGAAGACTTCTACCATCAGCCAGACCAAGGCCCGTATCTCTGAAGCGGCTGAGTTCATCAAGGACTGTGCCGATACTGCTGAAGAGATCGCTGAGAAAAAGGCTGATCTGGCCGAAGAGGAGAAGATCGAGGTTACCGATGAGGATAATATCGAACTGTCTCCTGAAGAGGAAGGTGTTATTGCTCAGCTGTTCGATAGTAAAGCTCCTACCCCTCAGGTTAACGCTATCCGCGATGCTACTGTGAAGGCTCTGCTTGCTGAGGATCGTAAGGCCGAAGAGATCCGTCAGTCTATTGATATTGCACAATCCAAGGTTGCGGCTGGTGCTGCACCTGAGACTCTGGAAGAGACTGTGAATCGTCTGAATAAGATTGGTCCTACTTCTCTGATGAATGCGATCATGAACAATGTATCCGCTGCAGCTATCAAGGATATTAATGAGAGTGGTAGATTCAGTTCTGTCGGTAAAGCTCTCTCTGAGAATGCTGATGAGATCAAAAGTCGTGCAGTTGCTATTTACGCACTGTATGAGACCTCCAGTGTTCTGGGTATTCATAAATATACCAGCGCTGAAGTGAAGAAGCTGGCTCTGGATATTTTCTATGAAAAGTAAAAACAAGGAACCCCGAGGTTATTCCTCGGGGTTCTTGTAATTTACATTCTCAGAAATCAGTTTCTTAGGAGTCGTATCAGCAGGGTCATAATATCTCAACTGGCCTGCCATCTTAGCGATACTCCATGCTTCATATCGATCAACAAATCTTCCAGATGTTGTCAGGAATCCTTGTTCCTCTCGATCCATATCACGATCAGTTTTATACAATTCCATGTTTGCGAAAGATTCGATACATTGACCATGGTTGCCGCCTATTACGTACTTGGCAGTATCTTCGCCTTTGATGTAATATTTGATAGCAGCGCACATAATGTATTCAGGTTCAACGATCTTTGTGAATCTCTTCATCTGATAACCATCTCGCTCCACCACTTCATTCCACATATTAGCAGGACGAACATAGATAGGTTTATCGCCATATAAAGCCTGATAGACAACCATATCTTCCATAGTCTCACTATGCTTTGCAATAGCGATGACCTTATAAAGATTACCTTTAAAATGTCGGTATTTACTACCGATACTGATTTCATTAAAAGTCATATTAAAATCCCTCTTTCGGGTTTATTGTATTTATGGTGGAGGATAAGGAACTCGAATCCTTATGAAATTACTTTCACTAGACCCTGAATCTAGCGCGTCTGCCAATTCCGCCAATCCTCCACATTTAATATATGTGTACTACTCAAGCCTTCTTCCAACAAGTAGTACGTGCATCAGTCCGATCCGTATTTACAGCCCGGTCTAGGCTTTTCAGTCATAAGACTACTTAGCATGCCGATGCGTCCCTGTGCATAAAGTGGGATTCGAACCCACGGGCCCGGAGGTATAGGATCTATAGGCATCCACCTATCAGGCTCTAGCCAAGTCAACATTAAACCACTCTGTCATTTATACATATTTAAAAGAATTCACCGTGTGCCTGTTTACCTATATTTCTGTCACCCAGTGCCGGCGACGTACTTTATAGCCAGGCTTCAGCAATACAGGGCACTACTCCCGTAAAGCCCAGGGGCACGGCTACTCTACTCCCTGAAGATCGACTAGCTTTATCTCACGATCAAAGTGATCCCGCCCAGCTACCCATTCACCGTAGGATCTTAAAGCTGCGCCTCCCATTAGGTGCGACCTAAATATACCGGATTTCACTCCGATACCCTTACAGCAGGAAAGAGGCATATATGTAAAACCGCTTAGATTATCACATTTGTTGCTCGCATAGGAGCGATGTCGTTATTAGATGCCAGCAAGTGGCACAATCTCATTTATACAAACAGTTTTCAGCGATGTTACATTCAAACGGATGTAGGTATGGATTTGCACCATACATAAGCACACTTCCTTCTGACGATAAAATCGTTCATGGGCTAACAGGCGTCACCATGATCGGATGGATTACCACTACTTGCGATTAGCCGGGTCTACCATACCTGCACTCTTACCGACATCACAGTAGTTTGGGTATTGTGCTCTTACCTTTAAGCGTCTACTTGTTGTCACCAATAGCAGTGACTTTACCACAATTAGTGTCTATTCCGCCACTACATCACGATTATAAATATTGTTTAGGTGTCAATCTCAATATAAATGAGTCGACCAGTGCGACTGATATCAAAGATCTCTTTGATAAAATCCTCATTGATTGTAGAAGAGTCATATGCAAACTCATAATTCTCGGAGATATAATCAAGAACCTCATCGATCTTGTCATCCATCAGTTCCTCAATTACATCGGCCATAGTTTTACTGAGTTCTTTATCAGTGATGTTGATATCTTTCTTTCTACGAAGAATAAAACCAGAATTCTTTGTCGTCTGAAGCTCAACAACATCACCATAATCTTCACAAATCGCTTTTGTTACCGATTTGGCAAGATCCTTCATATCATACAACGTCAGCAAAGTGTGCATCACCGACAGATGCACATATTTGTCATTCATTTTCATATTTAGTATACCCCCAAAAGTTTCTTTGAAAAATTGGAATCCCTCAGCGATTCCTAAATATACATTATGTCTTGAAACTAAAAACTGAAGTGATGAATCTATATCGCTGTTAATAATTCTTTTTATACTTCTCCTATTTTCTGGAGAACAATCCTACCAACGGAGATTCCTTCTTTGATTGTTTTACGGCTCTTCAATTTCTTATAAATGTAATCAGATTCATGCTTCACTAAATATCTAACTGTGATTTCCACACGAGGAAGCAAACTGTACCATTTACTAATCTCTCCTCGCCAGAAGATATCATCATCTGCAATTAGTACATCAGTGAGCATATCAGTATAGCACTTCTCAATGTTATCATAATCTGGTTTATCAACTGGATTTAATAATTGCGCCTCAAATAAAATCACCTCATCTGGTGGAACTTTGTTTGGCATTTCAAGGAAAATATTAAAAGATATCTCCGCAGGAGTGTTGATCATATGCAATGTATCAACAACCTGTTTCATTGCTTTTTCAAAATACTTTTTATTCGCAGATGCATTCGGAGAAAACGTGTGTCCATTGGCAGTGCGAGGCCTGTCTGTCTTCATAGGATACTCATACAGCACTATTCGAATGGATTCATATTCCCGTTCTTTCATGATAAGAAGTGCCTTCTCACGGGCTTTCTTGATCCATTTATCTGGATTCTTCTGTGTAGAAAGATATTGACGCACACGCTCTGTTGCATCAGTAATTCGATCATGATACTTTGCATCGTATTCGGCAAGTTTCTGATCTCGAGATTTAATCTTCATAACGAAGTACCACCTTCATCATTATTATATTTTTATCTCTGTGATCAAAAGATAACGAGACGGACAGTAAGCCCGTCTCGTTTTTCTTATTCTTATACGTTCTTCGTATACTGCAGAGAAATCCAACCGCCGGTATTAAGTCTACCCCAGCCGTTCTTCTCTTCAACGATCTGATATACACCGCGATCTCGAATACACTGTGCAACTTTATAAGTAGTACCAGGACCAGTACGAACATTCAGTGCAGTTGCAGTAACACGGACATTACGAGGCAGTGCATTTTCATTGGAAACAGATACAGCTTCAGCGATATCCTTAGCATCAACCCAGCCGTACACGTTGGAGCCTCCACCAGAAATAGCCACTAGATGATACGGATGTTTGCCCTTTGCATAAATTTGCGTAATCTTGGCTTTACCAGGCTTACAAGCAGGACCGGAAGTAGCATTGGCAGAACTGAAATGCTTGGTACCAATGAAGTTGACGATAGCACCAACCTTCAGATCCGTCGCAGTGTTAGTAGTGGTTCCAGAAGGAATGGTAGTTGTCGTAGTAGACTTCGCGTACTTGTTGTAATAGTTCTGACCATACTCCGCACGCTTCTTCTGAACAGACTCGCTCTGGTTTGCCGGACGTTCAAATTTCAAAAGAACGACATCAGAAGCCTCACGAACAGAGGTAGCATTCTTCAAAACCTTCAGCACAGCTGCATAAGATTCAGACATTTCCTTCATAAGGAAATCACACTGCATCTTCCAGTCACCGATACTCTTCTTGACAGACTTCGCATATTTCAGAAGATTATCCTTACGAGACCAGTAAGTCCACTGAGCAAGACCATATCCCGCAGAGTCTTTCCCAAAGTTTTTATACTTTCCGTTATCAACGGCTTCCGTATAAGAAGCATCAGTATAACCAAGCTTCTTCTCGAACGTATTCTGAAGATTATTGGAACGCAGACCAGATTCTGCATACAGGTTGCCCATAAGACCGGCAACACCAAAAGCGTTCCCAATCTTAGAAAGCAGATAGTCATACATAGACTTCTCATCCGCAGCAGAACCAGTGCTTACTGTACCAGATACAGTAGTAGCGGTATTAGAAGTGCTAGGCGTAGTAGCTGCAACAGTCTGATCACTGTAATCAATGTACGGAAGCTTGCCGTGCTTAGTCCATACACGAGCATTATAACCAGCCTTGTTACCAATATTACCAACAGCGGTAATCTGGACGTTATTGCTCCAACGAGGAGTGCACTCCACTGCAAGTCCATTACCAATGTATACACCGATATGACCAGCGCACCAGACCGCCTCGCCAGGAACCATGTTATCCCAACCGGTGGTAGATACACCTGTACATACTTTGATCATCTGATCTGCGCCAATATCAGGTACACCATTGCTGGTATAGGTAGCTCCGCCATAAATTTTGCTAGCATCACCGAACCATCCCCACAGAATACCTTTAATGAGACAGACACAGTCAAATCCAAAGGTATCAGAAGATGCTGCGTTGATCATAGCTTTGCGACTCGCCTGCGCATTATAGTTATTATGAGCACCATTATTAATGTAACGATTTTTATTCGTTGCATTCATTGGTGCACCAAAACAGCCAATAACATACAGAGTCTTGTGATTCTTAGCGACATCGACCAGTTTGTCGATGAAAACTTTAGATTTCATAGCACTCATGATATATAGTCTCCTTTCATAAGCTTATATAAGAGTTCTATCACACCCCGAAAAGACCAGCTCTGGCACTTACTCTGGCCAATTTATTGGAAATGTTGGCCATGAAGTTACTGCCAAGAGAACCAAACACACTCAGCTGACTGGATGCAAATAGAGATAATCTTTCAGCAATAGAAATACGATTCATATTCACACCAGAAAGAGTTCCAATAAGATCCATCAGACCAGTGTTATTCATGAAGCATTTAATATTACCAGTAAGACCATCACCATAAAATTCAGTCATAGAAAGTGTATGATAAAGATCTTTGAAGCTAATAGAAACATCCATCTGTGTGGGAATACCATCTTCAGAGATCATATCGCCATCTCCAAATCTCTTCCAGGTGATAGACTCAATGATGCCCATTTCCACATTAAAATATCCCTTAGAGTATGCACGAATCAAGAAAGGTGCACTATACTGAGAAGTATTCTTATCAGATTTAGGAGCAGCAAGAGCAAAGAGATGGAAAAATGGCACAAGTACATAGCGCCATTTACAGAATGCAGTAGCATATGGTGCGATGAAATGCATGTCGATATCATACGATCTAGAATGACTAGAATCACCCCAAATCTCAGGAAAACGCATATTCATACCATGAAGTGTATTTTCACCCCATACAGTAATACGATCTATTACGTTCTGCAAACCTGCAAGCGCTCCTATATTCAACTGTGATGTAGCTTGCTGCACATAGTTGGCTGAATCAAAGATCTCATTTGCACCAGATCCAGTATAACCAGTAATAAACTCTAACTCACGAGCCTTGGATGAGAGATCATTGAAGAATGAAGCAAACTGTGAATCTGCTGTAGAGTTCTGAATTGTATCACTGACCGAGGACTGAGGATCGAATGCGAATGACACACCAGCGGATAGACCCATAACCTGTTCGAAAATAGAGAAGTCCTGTTCGGCTGCAGTGTTATAATCTCCCCAGTCAAAATCAGAACAAGATTTACCATGGTATCGAACCTTTCCGAGCCCCATCAATTGTGCTGATGTTCTACAGAGAGAATTTACATACTTATAGTATTTAGCCGTATCTACTTCCATACTATAATAATTATAGTCACCCTCAATATCATTCAGACCCTCAAGAATGCTGCCGTATTCTGTGTCACTTTGTGCAGAAAACATCGGCATAAACGTATTCTTTACATTATTCACAGTTTCAGATACATATCCGCCTACACCTTTTTTGACAGATGTAAGGAATTTAGGTCTGCCGGGAGCGAGTACGACAATCGGCATATTAGCAGCAATATCTTTTGCAAAAGACCTGCCATATGCATCGACATTACCACTAGCCACAGCGCCATATGTATCGGCACTACTATCCATATTCGACTTGCCCCGATAGGTTCCATCATACGCAAGAGTATCACGTCTATCTGTAATAAACGTATACTGGAAAGGCATACCGTGGACAAAGAGCATACGACCAATAGGAATACTCATCATAGAGCTATCCACATAAGCACTATAGTCATATCCATATGCTTCATACAGTGCCTCCATGTTCGCATTCATATCCATCTGATTGATGACAACATCATCTTCACCAGCAGCATCACCATCCACACTAAAATCAGGAACATCAACACTATCACCATCTGGTGTTGTTACGGTATTGGGATCCTGCTCAACTGTATTTTCGCCAGCAGTATAAGTACCAGCAGAAGCGGTCATCATACGAGCGGTTCTCAAATATGGATTATTATATCGAATAGTAACACCATCAGGTGATTGCACTGCGCGATCTAAGGTAATCCACATTCCAACAACGGTCTGGTCGGCACTGGCAGACTGTGCAATATGGTATCGGGTTTCAATCATACCATTGATATTAACTTCAATCTTTTTATCACACATTAACCTATCACCAATGATCAAACCATTGGATTCAGCCGAAGATCCGCTATATGAAGAAAATACTTTCGCTCCAGATGCTTTAATGATAAGTTCTACCTGCACAGGAATAGCTCCGTTGGCTTCTACTTCCGGAATGATCTCCTCTTCATCCAGAATTGGCATTACTTGCAGCATTGTAGCAGGGCACCAATATCCAACAGGAACATTCTCATCATTAGAACTCTCACTAATATAAAAGAGCTCCAAAGTACCAGAGATAAACTGCTTTCTAGAATAAAACTCTGTACCTTCAGGGAGTAATACTGTGGATGGTACGGTATCATACACGGAGTGAAACAGTCGTGTAGTTCGGATACATTTACATACCATTGAATTTGTTACAAAATCGGCCATATTCTATCTCCTTTCCACAAAATAAAAAGAAGAGGGACACAGGGTGATACCTGTGTCCCTCTCGACATCTTGAACGCCCGGTTATATGCTTGTCAACCGGTTAATGGTTAGTGCTCCAACATCCTCGGGATTCTTATCACCATTGGGATAATGAGGCTGAACCGTAGGGAGACTAGAGTTTGAGTTGATGGAAGATGTGCTATCATCAGCAGTTTTCTCTGTATTCTTACTGATCTTAGTAAGCAGATCCACCATCGTTGCCATACTAGCAGCAATAACTTGCAGTGCATCAGTGTACTCACCGGGGGCTCCACCAGAAGAACTAGCACCAACAGCTTCAGTAATTTTCTCAGTAAGAGTGGCAACTGTGCTGTCAGTCTGAGCTTCATCACGAGCTTTATCGAACTGTGCATTAATTCTGCGTACATCAGCCATGATAGCAGAATGACTATCAGACATATCCGCAACACCACGACCCCAACCTGGACCAGCACCGGTAGTGGGATTATCGACATTCGCATAGGTATTATAGATCTGTGCGGCGGATTGTGCACGAGCAGCAAGCTGTTCCTGACCCTTACTGGTACTAGACCAACCACTGTACATCTCAAAGTTATCCAGACCAATCTGAGCGCCATGTTCGGGAGATGTTGCTTGATTCAATTTCTCTTTAAGTCCGGAGAAAGATGTAGATGTCTCATGCTCAAAGAACTTCAGCTGTGTAGATAGTTCACGCCAGTCAAGGTTGTTATCAACCGCAAACTTGAACAAATTATAACCGCGAGGACCAGTCCACTGTGCAAGGCCGATACCTGGATAATAGTTACCATCAGAGCCCTTATATGCGCCTCTATTGATACTAATATCAGAGTTATCATATGCGCGGAAAAGTCTCTCAGTCCAATCGTTCAAAGCCGCATTACTGGACAGAACCTGATCATGTCCGGGGAATCCAGACAGATAGTCACCTTCAACTCGAGCTGAAGTATTGCCAGATTCATGTTGCCAGCAACCCATAATACCTGCAGCACCTTCAGGTGTGTAACCTTCTTTCTGCAGATAGTTCCAAATCTCAGATTTATGCTGAGTAGGATCAGTCTTACCGGCAGATGCGCCGAAACTAAAGTTTGTGCCGCCAACAACACCACCGCTAGAACCAACTTTACGTCCAGTCGTGACAGTATTGCCATTTTCGTCTACAGTCTCACTACTGAGAGTTCCACCGAGAAGCACGGTCATAATGTCATCCATCTGACTACCGATACTACTGAATACGGTACTGAGAGCAGACATAGTATCCATACCAGTCACATCAGGTATACTGCTCCCTGTAGAAGAATATGCTGTTGTCGATCCAACTACAGCGGTGCCACCCAAACTTGTACCACCAACCATAGCTCGTTGACTCATATCCAAGGGCAGTAGATTATCAATCGATCCCTTACCGTCCTTGGTGAATGCCCAGAAGTTTTTACCCTCACTTGCAAAAATACTAGGATCCCAAACTTTCTCAGTTCTTGTTGTAGATGCAGGATCATTTACAAGGATCATTCCATTTCTCGTACCAACGAGATCGATAAAATGTCCACCATTTGTAAAATGACCTTTACTCATACTAGCAAGAATTGGAACACCAGATGCGAGTGTATCAACAAGTTGACTGGCAGGAACAGTCTTGATATCAAGACCATATTCTTCAGCAAGTGCAGGGAATAATGCCCATGCTGTGCCGTTATTAGATGTGCGATGGCCGTGTGCAACAGACCAATCAGCAACACCAGGGGGATCTGCAGGAATACCAAACGATCTAAGAATCATGGCAGCAGACGTGGGACCACATGCAGAAGACTTCATTGTCTGACTGGAATCCCCGATACTGGAATACATCTTAGTTGCCCAACGAGAGTCGCCCTGGAGATAAAACGGAAAATTATTCTTATACTCTACACTGGTATCAACATTTGCATCTGTAGCATTCTCGGGAGTTGCTTCATCATCAGCGCCATATCGTTCGGGGCCGCCCTTACCATAGGAGTAAATCGCATTCTTGGTATTATCTAACAGGCCCTTCATTGTTGTAGATTTCCGACTACCGGTCAGAGGATCAACGAGACCAACTCCGCCCTTGCCAGTCATCCTATCCGCAACCATGTAGTGCATATTCTTACCATATGCGCCACCCTTACCCATTACAACAACAGGCTGACCTTTACGCAGATTTGCTGCCATTGCATTGGAATTTACAGGACCTTCAGACATACCATAGCCGTGAGATGCAGCATATTGACCAAAGAACGCAGGATTGGTTCCACCATCAGAAGCTCGCATACCCATGCTGTAACTCATACGATTCGCTTCACCGGGAGTAGAGCCTCGCGCACCGTAAGCGGAAGACACCATAGCAGCAGCAGTAGGGCCGCAACCAGCCTTAGCCATAGCTTGAGAGTCCTGATTCCACTTTCCAGAGCGCTGGCTCATAGGAGTGACAGATCCAGTTCCCCATTCAGAGATATCATAACCATCACCGCCACCAAACCAACCCTTCACTGTGCTCCATGCATTAGACGCGCCAGTCTTGATCTTATTCCAAACGCCGGATGCGCCAGATTTAATTCTACTCCACATAGAGGTATCCCCAGACTTCGCAGCACTGGACGCAACTGCAGCAGTTGCCATTGCAGAACTGATAGAAGCATTAGAACCTTCAGTCTCTTTCATATCAGCAATCAAAGAAGAACCGAGCCCTTCACCGATAATACCGAAAATATTCGGAAGCTTCGATTTATCTTTATAGATATCCTGCATCATATTGATCAGTGATTGACCGATACCAAATCCAGCATTTATGATAGTTTCACTAAGCTGTTTGGGGTTCTTGATAAACTCAGTAACCTTACCAATGATACCACCGTTTCCGTCAGCACCAGTAACAGAAGCTACCTTATCTTTCACTGCACTGGCAATACGAGAAATAATGCCTTGCTGCGCAACTGCAACGCCAGACGGCACTCCCATTCCCCATTCACCATATCCAGGACCGCTACCAAAGATTCCGCCAAACCAATTACCAACCGCAGATGCGCCAGATTTAATACCTTCCCAAGCTTTTGTGGCACCTGTTGCAATAGCATTACCGGCCTTTTTAGCACCAGAAGATATCGCATCTCCTGCTTTCTGGAAAATATTCTTACGTTCCGAGCCATCAGCATTGTACTTCTTAGCATACTCGTCGACAGTAAGAGATGCATTATTCTCTGCATTATAGGTATCCGTGGCAGTCTGAAGTTCGGCCTGCTTCTTAGCGAGTTCAGCCTTACCATCTTCATCCTGGAAGATATTGTAGACAGCCTGAACTATCTTGTCCATGAACAAAGAAGCAGCAACGCTCAGGAATCCGCCAACACCAGGAATCAGAGAAAGTAATCCACCAAGGGTATTACAGAGACCTGCTGTTAAACGCATACCGAGAGTTACATCCTCACCGAAAACATTAAAGTATTTACGAGCATTACCCATGCCACTTGTAAAATCAACGATAGCAAAACCGATAGCAAGAATACCACCAGTACCAAAAGCGGCAATTTGCTTAATCGTAGACTTCAGTGTTGACTTTGCACCATCCTTCAATGCCTTCTCAAGAACTTCGCCACTCAGCATTGCAACTAGCTTGGATCCCACCTGACCAATCTTTTTAGAGAGTTTGCCAAATGCAGCTTTAACTGTCTTATTGCTCAACAAAGTATCGATCAACTTCTTAATAGCACTCTTGACAGGACCGGTATCCGTAGCAGCTTCAGCAGCTTCTTTCGCTACAGCGCCAGCTGCAGCTTTTGTACTCTTTCCTGCAGCTATACCACCGAGCTTCTCACTCAAACCAGTCATTAGAGAACCGACCTTCTGTGAAGCTTTCGCGCCAAAGTTCATAAGACCATCTTTAACAGCAGTCACACCTTCGACAACTTTGCCTCCAACAGCTTTAGCACCATCGGCAACAGCACTACCTCTAATCATATCAAAGAGGCCAGTAACACCAGTTTTCGCATTATCAACAACACCACCTACAACTTGACCAATTTTAGTATTGCCAAGCCATTCGACAGCATTACCAATAGCGTTCTTAGTGCCCTGAATGCCTCTACCGATGAAACCACCAGCTCTGCTGGATCTAGTAGCACCTTCAGCAACATCATCGGGATGAATAATTCCTCGAACGAAATCTCCAACCCTACCAAGACGAGTAGCCGCTTTAGCAGTTTTTGTCCAGGTCTTAGTACCCCTACGAGTAAGAGAATGAACAGCTTTTTCAGATGCCTCGCCGGCAATCTCTTTCGCAGCATTAGAATCGGACAGCGCAGAAACGATCTGATTCGGGCTCAGCTTATTCAGACCCAATCCTCTCAAAAGATTAATTCCGAAATTTTCAAGACCCCAAGCCTTATTACCCTTATCACTGAACATATGGAACATGAACGGCAGACCAACAGAAGCAATACCGGACAGTAATCCACCCTTACCGAGCAGGAAGTCCAGAATTCCGTTAGAAGATTTCTCTTCACCATCGCCTCCACCAGCTGCAACCAGTTGCCCATTTGCATTCATTTGCTGAGCTGCCATAACAGCTTCAGCTTCTTCCTGTGTCTGAGCAGACTGAATCATTTTATCATACTCTTCTGCAGGAGTAGCAGAGGACTCTGCGGATCTATCAGCAGATAGATACTTGCGCTTCCATCTACGGAACCGATCAGCTGCTGCTCTTGCGGCATTCTTTACATGATCAAGAGGGTTTGGTTTATTCGGCCCGCCACCAGCAGAAGGTGTTCCACTTCCAGGAGCTTTAGGCGCACCAGGCGCTTGTTTGTTATCATTCGCTGCAGGAAGACCAGGAAGATTGCCAGAATCACCACTAGAGGTAGGTGCATCCTGATCAGAATCAGTACCGTTATCGGTATTGAACTTAGCGCTCTTCTCTACACCGAGGATATAGACAGGAATTGCATGATTGGATAATTTTCTGGCCATTCCGTTAATAACCGTTACATACGGGAATGGGATACGGGCATCGCCTCCGATAGCAACAGGTGTTAGACCCTTAACCTCATCAAGATATCCACCATCAATAATGAAGGAACCGATCTTCTTGATTTTGGTTTTGATCTTATCTACACCTTCACCATCTTCATCATCACCCTTACCAGTGATTTTATTCCAAACCCATTTAACTCCTTTTCCTACACCCTTAGCCGCAAACTTGATACCCTTGCCTATTCCCTTTCCGACAAACTTCATGCCATCCCAGGCAAGTTTCGCAACATCGGGAGCGATAGCTGCTGCAGTCTCAACAAGACCTCGCACAACGGAAGAAATACCAAGTATACCATCTTTTAGTACACCAGTAAGTGTACCAAGGATATCACCAAGCGCTTTACCGATACCTTCACCGGCAGCTTTTATCGTTTTGCCTACACCGACAAGGATTTCTCCAACACCTTGTGCAGCACCCTTCAAAAGTTCGCCGATTGCAGAACCAATCGTCTTAGTAATGCTCCACATGGTTTTCGCAGCGCCAACAACGCCATCCTTCAACGCTCCAACAGCTTTTCCAAGCAAACGGAACGGATGCATGACAGTATCGATAACTTTACCGACACGTTCTTTGACACCACTGAAAACATCGCTTACGGTTTCGGCTACACGATCATAGATCTTACCGAAAATAGTCCGACGCTTCTTTACCTTCTTACTACCTTCCATCTCCTCGGGAAGTTCTTCATCAGAAAGCTTTCCAAACTTCTTATCGAGAAGTGTTTTGATATAGGCAATATTCCAACCAGTACCACCAAGCTGGCCCTTAATCTCACTATAGATCTTGGGGATATCTTTGGTATGCTTGGAGATTGTCTCAAGATATTCATTATCAGACTTCTTTGCTTTGTGTCGTTTAGTAGGAGCTTCCCTATCAGCTTTCGCTTTAGATTCACGATCAGCTTTTATCTTTTCAGATTCAGCCTTATCTCTATCTCTTTGAGCAGCTTTATCAGCGCGCTCTTTATCACGCAACTTCTTTCGTTCAGACTGACTATCTCTCTTTTTCTGCTCCTTAGGATCCTCTACAGACTTCCAGTCAGCATCCACATAACTAGGATCTGTATCCGGCACCCACTGTCCACCAGGAATGAATCGACCATTCGCATCTCTGTTCTGGACATACTTCATTCCAGCATAAGGATCAGTAGCAGTATTGTCTGTAGATGCATCAGGAGCTTGTTCGGCTCCAGGTGCAGGTTTAGACCCACCTTTAATCTTATTCCAAGTATCACGGAAGGTTTGTTTCAGTCTCCCGCCGAGTCCTCGACTCTGTTGTTTCGCTTCTTCCTCAGACGGAGGCTTTTTTCCGAAAAACTGTCCAAAGAATCCACGAACAGTGCCTGTCATATGACCAATAGTCTCTTTCGCTTCATTAATCTTCTGCTCTCGTTCAAGTCGAGCCTGTTCTTTCTTATCAGCGCGAGCTTTCTCTTTGCGCTCTTCCGGGGTTTCACCGCCAACCTTACCAGTAACAATAAACTCCAATGCTTTAAACGGCGCAGAGATAATATTACCGATAGCCTTACCAATAGCGCTAAAGATTTTGTTAGTTGCATTCTCAAGAGGAGTAATTACTTTCTCTTTAAAGAACTCACCAAGAGGCTTACCAACATGTTTCTCAAAAACATTATCGAAGCTCTCTTTAATCTTATCGCCAATATTATGGAAAGACTCTTTGATTCGTTCTCCCGCTTCATGCATTTGCTCCTTCAAAGGCTCAATGGAACGGGAAAACGGGCCGACTACATTCTTATCAAACCATTCTCCAACAGATTTACCCATCTGGTTAATCTTGTTAGACATGGGTGTAAGAATTTTATCTTTCGTAAAATCGAACGCTTTACCGAACAGACCACCTTGGCGTTTCTTGACAGTCTTGGTAATTTTATTACCATTTTCATCAGTGGACTCTTCAGTAACATCAGCTTCCTCGCCGAAGAAGAATGAATTGATCTTCTCAGCATTCAGTGCTCCTGTAAGACCGCCTAAGAATCCGAAGATAGGACCACCGGGAATCAAAGACAGACCGGGAATAATACCGAGACTGGAAATGAGTCCCCAAGCACCAGCACCCAGTGTAGCCCCACCAAGAGCGGCTGGGGCTCTATCTTTTATTTCCTTCTTAACCTTCTCTCTGAACTCTTTGCTGATTAAACCAGATTTAGGATCTTCGATATTACCGAACAAAAGTTCTCGCATCTGATGAGATGCAGTGGTCATTCCACCAAGTGCGCCAATAACTCCGCCAAGCAGAGGACCACCGGGTAAGAACATACTACCAATGACACCGATAGCAGCACCTTTACCCATAGCAGGCGCATACTGTTTGAATGCATCAGTAACAGTACGATCAATAAGGCCAGACTTAGTCTGTTTCTTTCGCGTGACCTTCTTACCAGTAAGAGGATCCACCACCGGCTTCATCCGACCTGGATTCTTGGGATCTGGCATCATGACATCTTCAACATCATCACCAAATTCACCAAACAGGAAAGACTTTAGCTTATCAGAACCAGCAACAAGACTGGCTCCACTACCAAGAACCATTCCCAGAATAGGGCCACCAGGTAAAAAGAGACTTCCGAGAAGACCCGCACCAGCGCCAATGACCATATCAGGAAAAGCTTTATTAACTTCATCTTTAACAAGCTTAAACTTCTCCCGAGAACCGTGGTCATCGCCATTAGCATCTGGACCAAAAAGCATATCAGTGAAATCATCGGTAGCTTTCTTTATCTTACCACCAATGCCGTAGTAGCCCATATAGTCCTCGCCATTCTCACCATGTACATACTTTACACCTTTACGAGGACTATCCGCAGCTTCGCCCCAGAGGAGCCTGTCGATTAAACCAGCACCTTCAGTTTTGGTTCCATCTTTAATACCGCGAACTTTACCTCGTATTTGGTTATATGCATCACTAAAACGGCCACCACTATATTCACCAGTGAAATTGCCCTCTTCGTCAAGAACTTTATTACCGATAAACTTGGACTTAATGCGACCGCCGAATTCTTTAGCTCGATTCTTAACCGGATCCACAACTTTCTCAAAGAGTCGATTTTTAATCCTTGGGATCAAACCGGTCTCTTTATTGAAAAGAGAATCCTTTAACGGTTCACCAATGTGTTCAGCAAACCAACTTCTTGCATCCATCCAGTGCGCCTTTACCGAAGCAGTTACAGTGCGCATAAGACTGGGTACTTCATCAGTGCTATTAAGATACGATTCCGCATCTTCACCGTAGATGATCTTAAATAAGAATGCATAATGGTCTCAAGCCCCTGATTCATAAGAGCGAACGGAGCTTTTGTCATTGCACCCTTTAGATTATCTAAGAAGCCCTTATCTGGACTAATTCCCAAACGCTCTTTAAACTTATCACTATGAGAAGTGATTAGTCTACGAGTAGCCTCAATCTGAGGATTGTCCGATGTCCCAGGAGCCGTATTCTTTATCTGTAATGCTTCCTGGTATGCCATAATCGTTTCGAGAGGTGTATCCTTATCAATAATAAGTTCGTCAAGAGAACGAACCTTATCAATTTCAGCCTGCCTCTTTTGTCTATCGCTACGCTCACGACGCTCACGTTCCTGACGCCGAGCAGTTGCACCATTTTCCGCTTGCACTTTTCTATCAAGACTATCACGAACAGTTTGAGCATCTTTGAGAGCTTCTGTAAGCATCGGGTTACCAGATGTGCTTACATTGCCAGTTTCATTACCGATAATGTAAGTGTATGTGATAATACCTCGGCGCAATGTTGTAAGAATATCATTTGCAATGATATTAGTAGCATTTACGCCTCCCATTGTCAAGTTCCGAGCATGTGCTTTCTTGACAATATCATCACGCTCATCTTCCGTTAAACCATATCGACGTCTCTTAGACTCATACTCAAGACTATTTGCAGTCTCTTTATCGAGCATTCCAGAGAAGATAATACCAAGACCACTTGTAGCAAGCTCGTTGTTTCTTGTGGCACTCGCCCTATTACGAGCAGTTCTAGCGCTTGCAATTTCATTGGCAAGCATCATTTGCTCATGCCTGGGCATCTTTTGCAAGATAGAACTTATCACACTAGCATAGATATCCTTATTAGGACTATCCGGCATCTGTTCGAGGAACTGCTCTCGCGTAGCGGCATTTCCTCTTGTAAATTTCCGAGGATCAATGAAATTATTATCCTCCGCCTGCTTCTGCATCCAGAGATACATATACTGACGAAAATCTTCATCCATCTTCGGATCTTTAAATCGTACAGATTCGCCACGTCTCTGGAAATTAGAAGCGGCGCTTCCCATACGTCCAACCAGATCATTAGAGGTATGATGCTCTTTTGCATACACCTCGGTAGCTTTCATCAGCTTTCCTGTGCTATAATCATACATACTCACAGGGTCACCAGAGACTGCACTATAAATACGAGACAGCCACATAGGGATGACCTGTTCAACTGCATGTACAGTCTTATTGGTCAAAACAGCTTGACCGGTAGGATTCTTTAATGTAGTATCGATACCGTGGCGAGATCGCACATTAGAACCGAGTAGACCAAAAATAAAATCGGAGATTTTTCCTCCGCCCTCTTCAACCGGTTTAGAAAAGTTTCGACCTCTATCAGCCCATTTAGCTAAAAGTGCAGGAAAGAATGACTCCAAATACTTACCTGTCTGATCCATTGTCTGCTTTAAATAAGCAGGAAGCATCGCAGAAAGTACCTGGTCCGTAATAAGCTGTAACGGGTTATCGCCAGCAGCTCCAAGAATAGTCTTTAAATCCATGCCACCAGTTGCCATACTAAGCATACTGGAAATACCATATTTCTCGTCAGCATTTTTCTTAATGGTTTTTAGCCAATTCTTGATATTCAACTCACCATGAACACCAAATAGCTCTTCATCTTTTGGTGCCTCAAACTTCTCCGGTGCAGCCGGAGTTGTGTTGGTTTTAATCTGCGTAAGCAGATCCGTGATTGTCTGTAGCTGACCCATCATCTGCTGGTGTGCTTCACGATTTACTTCCAGCATAGATGTTGCAAAAGAGTTCACCGCTTGCAATGTTGCCGCCTGTTGGGTGACCATGTTCTGAGCAGCATTCATCATTTGTGCATGCTGCTTCAAAGACATACGAATATTCGTTTGTGCATTTGCATTATTCGTATGAACCATGGCTTGTGTAGCGGTACTAATAGCGCTGATTGTTGCATCGGTACGAATATCAGCACCACGTTCCTGCACTTCGACAAGTTTTACTTCTTTCTCGAATGCGGGATCTACTTCAGGTTCGACATATTCTCCATCTTCATCGAACCCGGTCATGTCAACATCACCAAAACTATCCAACAGGGAATCAATATTTGCACCCCATTCGGATCGATCTCGGTTAGCAACATAAAGATCTCCAGACTTTAAATCCGACAATGCGTTATTCGCAAATTTAGATAGAGCTTGGAAATTATCCGAATGCATTGCACGGTCGACGCTCTTATTTAAGCTATCTACAGGATTGCGTAGAAAGCGGGCAGTATCTTCAATTAGATCACGGTTGGTGTCAACCATGCCTGCCAATGTGGGCATCGACATATTTACGACTTCAGTACCAGATGCGAGGAATAATTTTGCCGTTCCTGTAAAATATTTGCCACCTTTGGTAGCGATGCCTTTCAGGCGCTGGCGAACATCTTTCACCATCTTATCATTCTCGGCCAATACGTTTCACCTACTTTCTACAGGGTATAGTATAGGAATGTTCGGCCTAAACCATATACCGGCTAGTATAACATAAATAGTTTGATGAAAAAATAAAAGCAAATGGGAGCCCATATGGGCTCCCATTTTTCTGTATACATATTATATTCATAATGATAGAATCGAGACCGTTGTGAACTTGCTGGATGTCGACAGCATTCAGCAAAATCCATGTTCACAGAAGGAGATGATCTGAAGGCGCATACTCTCCAAAAGTTGCATGCTCGGAACCAGCGTGTTGCTCCCTGTTTAGAAGAATTGCTTCTTCCAGGGTATACACTGGATGATATTTCTGAAACAGCTAAGACTAACGAGTGGAACGTGGTGCGGTATATTGAAACCGAGCCATTGGACCCATTCAGAGTCTTCGTAACCCGTATGGCTTTGGCCAACGGCGTAAGTAAACTTACTTTAGCTCAATCCTATCACTATGGATGTTATCCGGGAAGTATATTTCAACTTCCCGGGTACATCTTTATTCACTGATGGAATTTTCTTTTTCTAGCAATGACTCCATCTCAGATTTAGTACCGATGCCTCTGATCGATCCAAATTTCTCGCCACGCCAAAACCGAAAACCGCCACACTTTTCACTGAATCGCATTAACTTTACAAACTGAATAGTTTCATTTTCATTCTCTCGTAACATGGGATAAAGTCCAACGATATCACCAGTTTCAGTATCAAGCTGAACTTGTGCTAAGAATACAAAGGTACCGTCGTCTTCAGCACGACCGTTTAGCATGTCGAGCACTCGTTGAATAACGCTCTTAACAACGTCTGAGATGATCATATGTATTTAACCCTTCTTAGCCTGCTTCTTCTGCAGAGCCAGAGCGCGGTCAACCACACTCTTCTTATAAGTTACCTTACCGGTATGAGCGCCAGAACGCTCCATCTTCTTTACGGTCAGCTGCAGCATCTTCTCACGGAACATGCGCATATTCTTCCCGCATTCGGTATAGATGTACATAGCCTCATCCACAGCATCAGTGACCCACTCAACATCTCGAGCGCCGTATTCGAAGCTGTCAATGATCTTGCTACGCTCACCGGCATCGGTAACACCAGCATGCTTCAGCATCTTGTCCATGAACTTCTGCAGACCTGCACCAATGTCGCACTCTTCCTCAAGCAGAGCGTCATTGCGCAGGAGATACTTCTTAGCCTTGAAGTCCTTATCAGACAGAACTGCATAGACCAGAGTCTGGAAGTCAGACTTAGAGAACCTGCTGGACGGATTCTTCTTCAGCTCGTCAACGATCGTATTAACCGCTACGGCCACATTCTTCTTTTCGCTCATTGTTATAGTTCCTCCTTAATATTCATTTACATTGGGGAATATGGTTATGGTATTTCTAAACGAGGACTATTTCGCCTCGGGATTCACCCTCCAATAATCACATCACCGCTACCATCTCGCACAGATCCACCAATCGAGACAGCATCACCGACTCTGGCTGCAGGTCTACCGTTGATAAAAACGCTACTACTACCAGCGGAGATTGTGTCAGAATGTCCAGGATGTACTAAACACCCGTGAGATGCATAGCTATCTCCGACACGACCTGCACCAAGTCCATTGATCAGTACATCACTGCTTGCTGTGACAAGAGGGACAGGAGCACACATATCATGTCCGGTGTTAGAATCACCCAATCTTGTAGCACTTGGCATGGAATATACCCCCTTAGTTCAAACGAACTATACCACCCTGAGTTGTAAAGTTTCCGGTAATCGTAACATCAGCTTTAATGTCGATCTTATTTGCATTGATTGTCATATTCTCACACTCAATGTGAATATCACGAGCATTTAAGTTGAGATCACGAATTTTCAGAATTACATCCAGAGAAGTAAAATCAACACTATCCGGAACGATAATGACCATCTTCTCAGCCTCGTAGATGAGAACGGTCTTTCCACCCATTCCTTCAAGTTCGGTTCGATATAATCCTTTTAGCGTTGATGCGGGTACACCACTTTCATACATGGTATCACCTCCAATATACCAGGTTAGGCTCTGGGGACAAGAACCATAAACCCATCTGTATCACGAACGCCCTCTTTAGTCTTCTTGATCTTCTTATCTTTCACACGCTGATTATAATTAGCTCGGATCTTGCCGATCAGATCACTAACCTCAGCGGCACCAGCGTTAATGATTACAGACAGAATCTCTTCATCTCTGGCCTCTTTTCCGTATACAGGAATAGCCAGCAGAGCCACAATCAGGTCACGATTAACATCTTTCATCACAACCTGAGTAGTCTTTTTACTCTCAGACTTTGCAAGCAACATTGCACGTACATCTGCAGCCATATCAATATTCATCCTTTCTCTCGGAGTTATTATTTTGTCTGCTGATAAATCAATAAACAATGATCTCTTGTGGGTTTAGTAATATTTTAGCACCTCGAACACCACTATAACGTATACAAATATTGTGTGCTGATTGAATCCTGAAACGAAAGGTTGTGAAGATAACATGGTAAGGGTTGACTATCTGGACCCTTTTATGGTTTACCAGACGAAGCCGCCTGTCATTATGCCTGAAACCCAGGGGGATCGTAAGAAGGATCAGGCATATGTCGTAATTGCGCCCACGATTGAACAGGAGCTTCAATTCCTTTCAACAAATAAGGTGCTATCTTTCCGTTATTTATCGAAGTATTTTGTAGAGAAAAGATGGGACACAAAACTGTATGGAGCCGGACGAGTAATCACGCTTCCCAATAAAGATGGGGAGCTTTCTAATCTTCTGGGCAGATATCACACAGGAAATCTCAAAGATCTTGATGAAGTCACATCTTTCCTCCCCACAAATAAAACTGATCTTCTAAAACGTCTGAACGTATTGGTTGAAGTCAACCACGTAACCAATGGTGTATTGACTAACCCGAAAGATAATCGAATTCTCCGCATGAAAGTTCAAGATTTGATCAAAGAACTTAGTCGGGTAATCGAAATTGACTATCTTGGACCTTATCAGAGAACCATTATTATCCCCATGGAACTCTGGTTTGATGCTGAGGAATATAACGCACCAGCAAATCTCATGAAACCTATTAGCAAGAATCCTATGGGCGTCTTTCTCGGGATGCTTACCGATGTAAATACTCTCAGAAAATTCGGTAATATCATGCTGGTTGATGGTAATTACGTGCTGAAGATGAATGCTGATAGTATTCCTGATAAAGAAAAGGATGACCCGAAAGAGTTCATCGAAGAGCAAATTACTGCTTTCATGAGGAAAGCTCGTAAGCGTAATCCGGCATATCTTGCTCCTATTAAAGAAATGGACGGAGAAGATGATCCTTCTACCGTTTCTCTTGCAGTTGCAGCGGAGAAAACACGTAAAGAAATGACAGCTGATAAAGCTATCGAGGCAATCAAAGCTGATCCAGATAAAGTATCTCCGGAAAAGAAAGAAGCGATTGCTAAAAAGGTTGAAGAGAAAATTGCAGCAAAGCCTGCCAGCAGTTCCTCTTCACCAGCTCCTGCAATGGTTGATGAGTATGATAGTGGCACTGATCCTGAGGATGAACTCATTCGTCTGGATGAAGATCTTCCTAAGATTGAGTTCGATAAACCTGGTGAAGCCGATGTTATTCTCTCTGCAAAAATGTCTGGTAGATCTGTTGCATCTGAGAAACGTAATGAGATGCTGAAAGATAAGTATCGTGAACTTAAGTTCGGTGCTACATCTATGATGGATCTCATTGAAACTGAAACTGCCGCAGAGATTCCGGTTATCGAAACAAAAGCGCGTACGATTAATCCGGCTCTAAAGAAGCTCTCTGCTCAGCGGTTTGAAGAGACCTATGATAAGACCCTGATGCAGCATGACCTTGTCAGTATTCTTCTTCATTTCTCCGGTGTACGTCCTGCAATGTATTTGAATAAAGATATCGAGATCGAAGATGTTTCGTCCAGAACTGATCGTGTATTAAAATACACGGTTACATTCGAAGATGAAGATCGTAAACGTCATCGGTTCTCATTCAAATTGCCGAAGATGTATAAGCATAAATATCTCTTCTTAAATGGACAGGAACTTACGATTACTCATCAGAAGCTGCCATTCCCGATTACAAAAGTTCAGGCTGATCGTTGTCAGTTGGTAACTAACTACAATAAGATCTTCGTATATCGATATGGTACTGCGCTTTCTCCGAGAATCATTCGACTGAAGAAAATCTTAAGTGGTGAAAATCTTCCTAACTGTGTCATTCGTAAGGGTGATTGTACATCGATGAACAAATCCCGTCTTACCACGATTGAGTTTGATGAACTTGCAAGCAATTTCGTGAAAATTCAGATTGGTAAAATGAATGACAATATTTCGTTCTTGTTCGATCCTGATGCTACTAGCGTCATGTTTGATGAGAGAAAAATGCCGACTAAAGTTGATTCTGTTACCAGTGATGAACTCGATAAAATCGAAGATAAGACCTTGTTCCCCATTGCTCTCAGAAAAACCAAATCTTCCAATCAGTCTGTAGTGATTCAGTATTGGTTGTCTGGCACAACCAATCAGGTTTATGATGATAAGGGGATAAAACAGGGTGAACTCTCTGACTTTCTGATTCAGAATCTGATTGAATTCAATCCAAATCTTGAGAAAGATTTTGCTGATACCAGTGCTGGTAGTAAGTTCATGTATTCTCGTGTAAGGATCATGTCTCAAGATATTCCGCTGATTCTTGTCATGGGTGCAGCTGATCCTAATGGTCTTATTGGTGCACTAGAGAAGAGTAAGATCAACTACCAATTTGTTGAGAAACGTCCTACCGTTGATAAAAACGTCACTGGCGTCATTCCTTTCGCGGATGGGTATTTCGTTTTCGATCGATATCCTTATGAGAACTCTCTGCTGCTTAATGGTCTTTCTACGTTCCCGTCTAAGGAGTATAACTTTTATGATATGAACATGAGAGACACTTATGTAGATATTTTCGATCTCATGTGTGGACAGAGAACTCTTGCAGATAACCTGCCTGCATTTAACTATATGATGATCGATCCCATCACAAAAGAAGTTCTCAATAAGTTGGATATGCCTACAGATTTTGTAACCTTGCTTCATTTCTGTAATGGCGTATTGGCTGACAATTCTTTCCAGATTGACTCGAACTATGAGAACAGCCGTATTCGCTCTAACGAGATTATTATGGCACATCTCTACAGAGAACTGGCTGTTGCATGGTCCAATTATCGATCTGGTAGAACTGACACTTTTTCTATTCCTGAAGATATTATCCTTAAACTTTTACTCACGTCTAAGATCGTGGACCCGAAGTCGAAGTTGAATATCTCGCTGGAACTTGAAAATGATCGCAATGTGAAACTTAAGGGTCCAAGTGGTATGAATGAAGACCATTCGTTTACGATTGAAAAGCGTGCATATCATCCTACTATGCGTGGCGTCGTTGCTACAAATAGTACACCTTCTGGTGAAGTTGGTATCAATCGACATATGGTTACTAATGCGAATCTGAAAGATGCTCGCGGTTTTATCGAAATTAAGAAAGATTCGTATGATGGTACTGAGCTGCTATCTCCCGGTGAGATGCTTCAGCCTTTTGGTCCTGAATCCGCCGATATTGAGCGTCTTTGTATGTCAATTTCGCAGTCCAAACATCTCGTACCCGTTGCTTCGCAGTGCTCTTGTCCTGTGTCTTATGATATGGAGCGTATTGCACCATACATGAGTAATGATTTTGCGTTTACGGCAAAACAAGATGGTAAAGTAGTAGAGATCTCTGAGGATCTTATGATCGTTCAGTATACTGATGGAAGTTTCGATGATATTGACCTCTCTGAACATCCAGCTCGTAATACTGATGGTGGTTTCTATATCATGAATAAGATGGATGCTAGACTGAAAGTCGGTAATCGGTTCAAAGCTGGCGATATTCTAGCTTTTGATAAAAAGACTATCAACGATCTTGATTTCTTCGGTGATCCCTGTGCTAACGTCGGCACACTTGCACGTGTTGCTTTCGAATCTAATGGTTCAGTCTTTGAAGACTCCGGATATATTACCGATGACTTTGCTCACCGATTTGCAACACAGATCACAAAGCAGAAGCGAGTTATTCTCTCTAAGTATGCTAATATCAAATATATTGCTAAGATTGGACAGAAAGTCCAAGCAAATGATCCCATCTTAGCGTTTGATGATACGAAAGATGAATTCTCGTCTCAGCTTCTGGCTTCTATCACTGATCAGCTTGCCGATGAAGATGAAGTGATTGCTACCAGTGCACCTGTTATCAGTAAGTATACTGGAACAATTAAGGACATTCAGATCATCTATACTGTTCCACTGGAAGATATGTCACCGAGTCTCCGGAAGGTTGTTGACAGTTATGCTAAAGATGCATCTAAACGCGAAAAAGTTGTCGGCAAATATCGTGACATCCGCGATGCGAACACTATCATGAAATCTTCCGAGATGGCTATTCCTGATTCCCGTGGTAAGGTTGCTGGCACTAAGATTAATGAAGGTGTTATCATTGACTTCTACATCGAATATGAAGATGTTGCCGGTAATGGTGATAAGGGTTCTATCACTGCTCTGAAATTTACTGTCTGTAATGTAGTGCCGTCAGAGCTTGCCGGATATACTGAATTCAATCCTGATCGAAAGATTGAAGTATATGTGGCATCGTTTGGCGCATTCAAACGAATGGTTGCGGACGTTGAGAAGATTGGTATTCTGACTAAAGTTCTTGTCGAGAGTAAGAGAATGCTTAAAGACGAATATAGTCAGAAAATCAAAGATGCATTGAAAAAGAAATAAACAAATACGAGGGTGGGACTGTCCCACCCTCGTATACTTTTTATATCATCATTTCTTGTGTTTACCCACACGATACGCTGCTGTAATCGTATTACGCATCAACATTGCACGTGTCATTAATCCAATTCCACCAGGAACAGGAGTGTACCATAATGCATTCTTATATGTATCAGGATGAAAATCACCACACAAATTTCCATCAGCATCTCGATTAATACCAACGTCAATAATACCAAATTCGCGATCTGTCGGCACCATATCCGGTGTAATGAAATTCGGCTTACCGACAGCGCTTACAATGATATTCGAATGTGTTGTATGCTCTTTAAGCTCCAGCGTATGAGAATGGCACACAGTGACAGTTGCATTCTTTTGCATAAATAACTGAGCCAAAGGTTTACCGACAATATCAGACCTACCGATAATTGTCACATTATAACCATGAATCATATCCAGATTATAGTATTCGAGAAGCTTCCAAATACCGGCAACAGTACACGGCAGCATATACTCATGCGGTGAGTTATCTGCATACAGAAGTCCCATATTCTCGGTAGTAATACCGTCCACATCTTTGATGGGTGAAATAGTGTTAATGATAGCAGCTCTATCACCAGCGCTATAGAACATAGTTGGCAAAGGGAGTTGAACCATAATACCGCTAATCATATCATCCTCATTTAAGGCTTTGATGATAGAAATGATATCATTTGTGTAATTCTTATCACCGGGAAAAGAGTACACTATAGTTACAATTCCGCATTTACGAGCATCAGCTTCTTTATTTCGTACATAGATATCAGATGCAGCATTCACACCAACCTTGATGATAGCGAGACGCGGTCTTACTGTGAACCTCTCTGCATGATCTCTAGTATCTTCCAAGATTTCGTTGGCGCACTCTTTTGCAAATAAAATCTGCGAATTCATATTCTTATTCCTCCTCAGAGGTAGTTTTATCCATTACATATCGCTGAGAAACAACGTCATCGGTAAATACTTGATATCCCATTCCGGGTTCCTTGATCAACCATTCACCTTCTGCTACAACCAGGAGACGATTAGTATCTTTATTGGATACGACAAGAGTCGGATGCGTCATCCCGTTGATTTCAGGATTATCATTACCGCTAACCTGACTCTTATTGCGACTAATCATATGCCCTTCGATACCGATAGGATCACCATTAGTCAAAGCGTAGAAATCGTCTCCGATCCAATTCAGAATATCGAAAAGATTGGAGAGACGGAACTGCACGCCTTCATGTGCAGTGTGGCGAACTTCCAGGGGTCTGATGGTAGATACATTCATACTAGTTGCGATCATTTCCATAGTTAATTACCTCCTTAGAATTGGTACAGATCGTAAGCTTTCATAAAGTCATTCATATCAGACTTATAAGTTTCAACAGATCCATCTCGTTTATAAACGAGAATCTTGAATTTGAAATCATAGTCTGTATACGCACAACATTGAGCCTGTATCTCATAAACACCCTCCACACCTTTTCGGTGGAAGTTTATGAAATTGGCAAGCTCATTAATATTATCAATGACAGTATCAGTTTGGTATACGTCCATTACCTCAACTTCACCGTCATATGATGCACGGAGTTTAAAACTGATAGCAATCTTATCAATCTCCATCAGTCTTAGATATGCTTTTAGAGAAATACGCATATACATATGCTCAGTTGCATTAACCAGCACATATAGATCATCATACTTTTTCTGAAGCTCTTTCAACTTCTTGAGATCAAATCGAGTGCTACTAATAATAACCTTGGGTTTACCATCTTTACTATAAATAGCAAGATTGTCAAACTTCACAAAATGGAAGTCCTTTACAAAACGGCTGGACTTCCATTTCTTGAGTTTCTTCCAAAGCCAATGCTTCCAAGAACCCTTCTTAAACTCAGGAGCTTTAATCTCTTTCTCTTTTGATTTCTTATCTTTCTTCGATTTCTCTTCACTCTTACGCGGAACGAGAGTGAAGAACTCATCTTTCTTGCTCACAACGTCACCCTTCCTTTCTCGTCTACGTTGATATTGAGTAAATCAAAAATCTTCTGAGGATTACCAGCTACGACATCGTATGTATAGTCATCATACACAACAATAGCTTTCAATGTTATAGTAACCACCTCAAGATGCTCTTTATTACACATTTTAATATAGCGATCAATATTTACGTACATCATACGCTGAATGATCTCAAGAGCTTGTTTTAATTCAGATGGCGTATCTATAATGAGATACGGAAATGATGAATTATCTGTATCAGTTGCCAGATGATCTAACACTTTACTTTTACCACCAATATCCATCTCAGCTCTGACCCGACACATAATACCAACACGTTTGATATGTCGAACTTTTCTAGAACATTCACATTTAGCAAATGTTCCGGAAGATCGTTTCCAGTCAATAGTCTTCCCTACATTATTCCAAGCTTTATTTTGCCAAGCTTTCCGATTATATGCAGTGACTAATCTTTTAAACCCGGTATTATTCTGATAGTCGCTAGCATAAATACGATATGTAGTAGCTCTGGTGTTCTGTTCACCTGGAGATACTCGGCCTTTCGGATAATATAAATAATTATCACCAACAGGTAGACCTTTTCTGGGAGATGCGATTTCACCAGGTTCATTCTTAGAATCAAATGATATATCTGATCCAATTCGTTTTAGAATAATGAACCCATCGTCATCTCGATATTGACTCTTTTTACTCACACAACTTCCTCCAATTTCCGCAGAATTATATCATCGTCTGTATATGTTTCAGAAAAGAATAAACTCAGAGGTTTAGCGCATAGGTTCTACTTATAGGTAGATAGAATATGCTTATAGCATAAACATAAAGGTAGAATAAAGAGAAGAAAGTAATATAAAGAAAGAGAAAATAAGAGATTTAATGTTTTTCGGTGGACAGCTCTTAAAGAGCGCAGTGGAGGTTCTCCGTGGCCTCCTCAAAAGGCCTAAGGAGAATCGCGAAACGAGCAAATAAATAACCGGAGCCCACTTAATTTCTTAGTCCACCGAAAAACAAAGCAAGCAAAAAGAATAATACATGTAAACATTGCGTTTACATGTATTATTCAAATTTTGAGATAAAATTATTAAAATTTCTAAATAAATCAAAAATTACTATTCGATAATACAGATAACAACTAGATAAATAATCATCTGAATCTATCAGAAATGAAAGGAGTTATTTGATAATACTATGATTAACATCATAACTTCTAATCCAACAATTATTAAGAATATACAAGACTATACAGATAACTTCATCGTCGTACATTTGATGGAATGTACTCTGATTCCGTTATCTGTTCAAACCAGTGGATACAAGTTTAATATCTATCATCAAGATGGAATAGATTTATCAGAATATGAAGAATATAAAAGTTCTTCTAATCTGAGATTTGAATTTATTCCTGTGCGAGCTATTTCAGAAGCTCTAGACAAAATCATTGAGACTATCGCACGGGAAGAAGAGCAAGCACGAACCGAGGCTGAAAAATTCAATGAAAATCAAGAAGAACTGATGATAGCCTCGGTCGTTGACATGAGTTGGAATAAACTCGGGATAAACTACATCAACAATAGACTCGCTCAGCATGATTGCGAGTCCTCCTGTCTGAATTTATATCAGTATCTTCGGGTGGGATCTATTCAGAGTCTAGCCGACATACTGAAAGGTCGGCTCCAAAGTGATTTTGTTTATCCCGAAGATCCTGTTGCATTTAGTTACGCAATCATGCGAGTCCTGAATGGGGTGAGCATGTGAGAATACCACATATCAATAAACTACGACTCGAATCAATAGATAAAGCACCTTCGGCCGAGATTGAAGTTGCTATTGAACCAAGTGTATACCTCGACGATCTCGGCCTCTTTGAAGACAAGAAAGAATATATCAAATGGGTTATTCGAATGAAGAAGCTCATACGAGATTCTTTCGAGTATGAAGAGTTGATTTATTTCCTGAAGAGAAAGAGAGGAATGGATCGATGCGGTGTACATCCAAACCAGACGATATGGGATGGATTCCGCATTGAATTACATCATACACCTTTCTGTTTGGAAGATATTGTACATATCGTGACAAATAAGAGAAAGCAGCGCGGAGAATCCATGAAGATGGGTGATATCGCCCATGAGATCATGGAATTACATTATCTTGGTCTGGTTGGACTATATCCACTCTGTATGATTTGTCACTATTTCTGCCACTCGGATGAGGGTGACTCTCTATTTATTCCACTTGAAAATGTTTTCGGTGATCCAGAAAAATTCTATGAAATGTATAGGCCATATGCCACGGAAGGTATACAGACGAAGTGGAATAACTTGGTTCAGTTGAATAAAGGATATCATCTGATAACAGAAACCATTCCGATCGAACTTCAGAAGAAATACATTTACGTAAAACCCACAGATAAGAAGGGTAAGAAAGCTGATTTTGAAGTGGTCAGCACTACCAAGTTGGTGGATTTTATCAATGAGATCAATAAGAAATAAAGAATGAGTGAGATGTTAAATCGTCTCACTCATCTTTCTTTTTCGCCTATATACTATAATGATGAAGATTATAGAAGAAAGGAGGACATGTATGGGCAATTCGCCAGAGTATATTGTCTTCACAGATGCGTCATTGAGACGAAATAAGACAAGATCCTATTGTGCTTTCGGTGTTGTTGTATTAAATCTAAAGACACTGGAATACGCCTCATTTGGGGCAGAGTTAGGAAGCCGCACAGTTACGTTTGGAGAGGGCTGGGCGGTGTATCGTGGAATTCAAGCTGTCTGTAATATCGTTGATAAGAAACGGAAAGATCCCATACAGATTTTAGTGGTGACGGACAGTAAGCTTACAGTGAAAGTTTTAAGTGAGTATATCCCGTTTGTGTGGGATACAAAAAATTGGGAGAACTGGAAGAAAGTAGATGGTTCTCCAGTAAAGAATCAAGGATTATATCGAAAGATAGTGGCATTGATTAATGATCATCCCGAGATCCATCCTCGCATTGCTCATATCAATTCTCATCAGTCAGATAATGATTGGGAGAAGATTCAGAGTAAGTTGAAGAAGTATGGTATCAATGCTGACCCAAAAACAACACGTGTCTTTATGAATATGAATGATCTGGCAGATTCTATCTGTCAGGGCATCACAAAGAAGATGCGAGATGAAGAAGAGAAGACCGGTGAATTTATCCGGTTAATACCGAAAGGAGAACTAAAATGAGAATGTTATTGGTAGGCCAAGCTAAAGATAGTAATGACATCGTCTATGGTGTATCTCTTAACGGAAAAACTCTTGTAGAAATACTCGGAACATCACAAGGACCAATCACTCCTGCTGAATTAGTTCGGATCTGCAAAGAAAATGATTGTAAGATTACAGCCGAACAGTATTTCACATATGCGAGCCTATTTATTAGGGTTATGACCGCACATCAATATGTATCATGGACAAGAGAGTCTATGAATGGTATTATTGCAATGATGCAAGATGAGGATTGTGAGGGTATGTTGGATGAGTTTTTCAATTCTGACAACTATCCTCTCATGGAAGATCTTATGGGAGTCTTTGCTGATACTGACACATATCAGATTGTCCCGAAGGATTAAATCTTCGAGTATAAATTATATAGACAGAGGAGGTGAAGCCCGTGTATGACAGAACCTAAGAGAAGAAGTTGCGCAAGTAGACTTCATGCATTACAAGATGATTTCGGTTTGTCGGAAAAAGAACTTAAACAAGCCGTACGAGAGGTATCAAGACCTCGTGAAGTAAAACTTCCAACCTTCCATGAGAAGGTTTCGAAGAAAGAAAAGATGCGCCGGGAACTTGAAACGCCCGGAAACAAACAGCATAAGTATATGATTGCTTACTGGTATTTGGAGGAATACCTTGAGCCTGAATATTCCCATGATGTGTATCGTAAGCATCAAGATTTCAAAGATTTGATTCAGTATGCTTATGAACAGGCTATGGGTGTAATACAGATAGGAACATACATCGTTAATACTGACCTTAATCCTCTTACAGCATTTCCTGATCCGCCGGATGATGAATTGGATATTCCTGAAATTCAATGGAATGAGTTTGATGTATATTGTAAGAAGCATCCATTGAAAGGTGGAGCCAAAGATATCTTCAAACGGCGTAAGAGATTTAAGAAATATTTGCATAAGAGACGTGGTCGTTATTATTCCAAGAAGAGAATGCGAATGTATGATCCCTTGTTCGCAATGACAGTCGTGGACGAGAAAGAAATGCTTAAAAATCTCGAACGCATAACCCGTGAAAATGAACTTCGTGTGAAAAAGTTCCATGAGATGTTGGATTCTCTTGTATCTGATAGATCGATTGGAGCAGAAGCCATGAAGAAGTTCGATAAGCAAACTAAAGATATTATGTCCCAGCATCGAAAACGATTGAACTCATTCATGAAACAAATTGGACAGAAACCTACACCAGTGACGTTCGATTTTGATGATGAGCCCTCAATTACCTATGATGGTTGGGATTGATGAGGGGTGAATAATAAATGAAGATGGTATATGAGCCAGGAGAGAAAGAGCAATTTTCTAATATGAAGAGTTACTTGTTCAATGAATCTCTTTCTGAGCGGATTTATAGCTTAGATTTTAAAGTAACGAATCCAGCTTTAGCCGAGTATATTCTGATAGCTATGATGAATGGAAAATTGTCAGAAGTTGATATAGGTATTGATATACAGAGCATCAATATCATGTCACTGGCTGAGACAAAGATCCTGAAAGAAAAGCTTCATCAAATGATTGAAGATCTTATGCCTTAGACGGATCTCAGTTTTGTGTATATATTATAATAGGGATAAAAGACAAAGTGAGGTCATTCTATGGCTAAGAAAAATAAGATCAAAAAAGATTCAAGTAACAAGAATAGTAAGAACGAATCCAAGCTCTCTAAGAAACGATTGCTCAGTAGCGAATACGAGCAGTATAAGCGGATTGGAGAAATTGACCGTTCCCAAAATTGGTTGGAGTTATTTACTCCAACCGTGGTCCAAGACCTTTTCGAAATCATGCACTCCTGTTCGGATAATCAGCTCAAATCTGATTATATTCGTAAGGAGTTAGCATATTATGGATTCGAGCCCGTCGGACTCGGAACCAATATTTATACTATGCACAATCCGGCATATCCTGGAGTAATATTCAAATTTGCTCTGGATGACAATGGTTTGGCAGATAACTTCAATGACACATTACTGCAGGACCTTGTCAATGATTTTCTGGTGAACGAGTGTGGCGATAAGCCAAGATATACTCGAGTAGTAGCCAGACATCCGTCTGCAATCGTATCTGTACAAGAGCGCAAAGTTGTGGTTGCAGATCAAGATCGTATGGACACATTTCGTGGAAGTATCCTTAAAACTCTACAGAAATTGTCCATGAAGTTTATGATCATCGATCTTTCACCATCGTTATATCACCTGAATTATGGTATTGACCGTAATGGTGATTGGTGTTTTGTCGATGCGTCAGATCTCTATCCATTAGCAAATATCGATAAAAAGGTTCGATGTAACAAAGCTGTTGGATGGAATGATAAGAAGCGCGAGGTGAGACGTTGTGGTGGACGTTTAAGATATAACGAAGACTTCAGCAATATCATCTGTGAAAACTGTGGGACAGAGTTTCTGCCATTAGAGATTCGACCCAAAGATAAGGAGGAAAAAGGACGAATGGCAAATAGTATTTGCGATGGTATCTCGATCGAAGAGAGAGAAGAGATGCGCAGAGCCGAGATGAGAGAAATTCTCGGCGAAACTCCCCAGGATATTGACGATATGGACACCGAAGAGACGGTTGAGGAAACCTCTCGGAATCATATCGAACAGCCTGCGGCGAAGAATCCTCTGCCCACTAAGCAGAGACCTGCTACAATCTTCGTAACGCCTGCACCTGCTAGCGAAGATGATGACGACGATGGCGTAGAAGCGCCGGTTGTTCGTGAACCCAGCGAAGAGGTACGTCAAGAGACATCTACATCCTTCTCTGAATATCTGGGACGTAGACCTACTCCCGAGGTATTGGATGAGGATGACTATGAAGAAGATCCTCTTGGAAATGATGAGGAAGATGAGCATGTTGTGCTCGCATATGCTCGTGAAGGAACTGAGTTTCCTGATCCTGACATGGAGGAAGATAATGATTCTGATGAGGACGAAGACGAGTCCGATGATGTAGAGGATGAATCTGATTCCATGGAGCCTGTTGATGAAGAAGATGCGACTGAGGAAGAGCTGGAACCGGTTGAACCTAAGATCACATACTCTGTCGTCAATTATGATCCCAAACATGCGCTCGGTTCACATATCGGACTGACTGACAGTGGCACTTTCCCTGGAATCCTGATGCATATCGAAGGTGACTTCGAGGAAGCATTCAAGGAGTACGGTCTCAGTCTGTATGTGAAGATCGGCGACGACTCTACGATTACTCAGGCAATCAGTGCAGAGGTATTCCGTAAGATCCTGGCTGATGTAGTTCCTGAGATCATTGAAGAACAGGAAGCCTATGAGCGTAGCCGTAAGGCGTATTATTAAGTGATTACTGGCTGGAAATTAAATATAACCAGTCATGATCATAGATATCCCCGCAACCCCATACCATTCTGTAAACTAAATTAAGGAGGAATTAATAATGGTATTCATTCTGAACGAACAGAAGGCCACCAAGATTTTCGAGAACTATCGGAATGTGGCCGCCTTTACCCTGTCCAAGGGCCTGAAGGGTGCAACCATCGGTGATCTGGAGGTTTCCTACGAGAAGCTGAATTTCCTGCCCGATGAGGACACTATCAACGCGATCAAGTCCGGCGACATGAAGCTGAAGAAGGTCATCAAGAAGGCCCTCAAGGCTCTGTATTCTCCCAGCATGGATAATGCGGCTATTGGTCTGGGCATGACTCAGCTGGTCACTATCCTGTCCAATAATCGTAAGGCTAAGCGCGGTCCCGCTGTTCTGGTCTTCGTGACTGACGAGGAGGATACTGCTCGCAACAAGATCATGACCAAGTATATCACTGCTCTTCTGAATGCTTTTGGTCTCAATCCCATCACTAAGGGCAAGGTTGTCAATAAGCTGTTCAAGAAGCGCAAGAAGGCTAAGGAGAAGGTCATTGAGTTCTCCAAGAAAAAGGATTCCGGCTGCAATCTGTCCCGCAAGGGTGTTGAGCTGAAGCGTATCAATTACGTCTTCTATGAGCTGGAGATGCGTCAGTCTGCTATGACCAATATGGATCTGCGTGATATGGATAGCAGCGCTGCTGAAGCCTGCACCAAGAGCCTGCTGAAGGTTTATACCGCGGAGAACCTGAAGGAAGTGGACAAGAAGATTGCTAAGCGTTTGGCCAAGAAGGATAAGACCGCGGTTAAGGCTTATCAGAGCTTGAATGAGATCCTGGTCTCTATGAACGCTGATCTGAAGATGCCCAAGGTCAAGTTTGGCCAGAAGAAGAAGAAGGGCAAGGCTGTTGGTCCTAAGGTCAATACCAAGAAGTTCAAGAAGTTCTTCACCAAGAAGCGTAATCGCGGCATGCTGCTGCTGATCTATGCTCACACCCTGGCTGTAATGCTGGGCCTGGAGATTGGTTCCAAGGACTACAACTCCTACATGAAGGGTGTTTGCAACTCCTTCAAGGAGGGCTTCGGTAAGGAGTTTACCGCAGCTGCGACCGCTTATGCCAAGGGCGAGAACGCTGTCGGTTAATTAAATCCGATTGGCAGAAAGAGCGGGGTCTATGTGGCCTCGCTCTTTTTCTATTTCATAGCAGGAGGTGAGGACAATAGCCTTCATATATGAAGATCCGAATAGAGATCGACAAGGTTTCTATAAATTGAAACGAACCTATAGCGATCTGTATAAGAAAGTAAATTATACAACACCTGTACAGATGGTGCAGAACAGAATCATTGAGTATGATATTAAATCTGCAAATATCAGCATGCTTCGACAAGCGGGTGTGGTTAAAAGTTCTACATTGGATGAATTAGAGAAACTCCCTAAGAAAGACCGACAAGTATTAATCGGTAAAATGCAGAAACTTGACCCGAAACTGAAGAAGGTTATTGCCCGTGGAATCATTCAGGCTAAACATGATTTATTCCAAGCAAATGGAATCCAGGATAGTGAAGTGTTATCTATTAAAAATGATGCACTTTTCATCGCTGGAAGGCGTTTGAAATATACAAAGTTTGGTGAGGTTGAGTTTAGGCCTAAGAACACGTATTCTTTCTATATCAAAATTGAAGGGATTGAGTTCTATTATGATTCTAAAAATGATATAGTTGCTGTTAAAGGTGTGAATGATTCAATAGTTGAACATCCAGATCATCAGGAAGGTATGATTCGATTCTTTGCAAAAGTTATGAAATTCATGGTATATGATCATCGTGATGCTTTGCGAAGATATCTGATTGAATTTTCTGATGACTATAAGAACAAACGCCTTCCGGTACAATACTATCGTGAGTTTGGTAGCGCTAATATTTACCGGACAAATATGGGCATCGCTGAATATAGTTTTAATTTGGTTGCTGCAGGCGAAGATGATAAAGAGATCATCAATGGTGTGTTCAATTATATGAAGTTTGTACTTCCACTTATACAGACATTTATTTAGGAGGTGTAATCGCATTATGATCTCTGGATTAGTTCTTGCATACATCTGGGCTGCGGTTATTTTCGTAGTAGGAATTATTCTGATGGTATGTGGCTTTATCTTTATGAAACATGCTCGCAGGTATAAAAAGATGCAAGAAGAGCTTGTCAAGAAAGTTGAGATTCGAACGAAGAAGGAGTATAATAAGATCGCTTTGATGTCTCCTAAGGATCTCAATACCTATTTGACACAAACATTTGCTAAGATGCTCGAGGTTGAGTCTCAAGCACATATCAGTGAGAAGGATTTTGAAGCCACTACAAAACTCTTTGCATATAGTTTGGCCGCGCTGGTAGATTTTCTTGGGCCTGAGACGATTGACGCGATTGATTACTATTACGGCAAAGACTACGTGCAGAGATGGGCACAGTATTCGTATCGCTTGATTGAAGCTCGAAGACTTACTGACAGTGTGGTAAATAAAGCGATGATGTATGAATCGCTTACTAACCATATGGTATAGTAAAAATAAGAGAGGAGTGGACCGTCTATGGCCCACTCCTTATTCTTTTTATTTGAAACTTTTTAACTGATCGGCAACATCAAACAATCCTTGATCAAGAGATTTACCATCGGCATTTTTACATTCATCGATATATCGTTGAATATATCGAAAATGTTCGCGCTCCATACCATCACCCCATCTATCGATAAAGCGATCCAGTCTGCCCCATGTGGCTTTAATATCAATGAAGATTCCCTTATTACTCTTTTTATTATGAGCACCACCAATATGAACCGGTTTAGAGAGCATGACAATCATGATATTATCGGCCTCGTGTTCAGCCAGTACCAAATCGGCGATCTTAAATGTAGTGATATCTGTATCACCTCTGAGAAGACAAGCACGTAGCACAATATCACAAATATCAAAAAGATTAAAAATTGGTCCATGATGCATTTCAATTTTTAGCTTAGGTGCTTCTGTAGGAAGATTTCCCATGATAACGCATTTATCCAGTCCACCTTCTTTAAGCTTATGGATGTAATCACTATAGCGGTCATCATCCCGGACCATAGCTTCACAGCCTTTTACATATTTTTCATACCGATCATAATCTTCAAGAAGATCTCTTTTTTCTGCTTCAAAGGAGATATATTCTTTAGCATTTTTACCGAGGCCATGTATTTTAAGGGGTTCAAATTTAGAAGACACAAAAGACTCCTCCTTCTTTTGCAACATATTTATAGGGGTGTTGTCGCGTTTTTGAAGGATGACATCTTGTAGTATGACTATATGACCTCTTCACAGATTGTCGGAATGTTACTGGGTGCAGCTATGTGCGTTCTGACGCGGCTTTTTGGCATGGACATATATTCTTCTCCGTTTTGTTTCTGCCTGTGTTTTTGTCAGGTGATTTCCAATTCTTTTCTCTTTCCTTTGTTGAGTGATAACAGGAGTACCTTTAGGGGAGGTACTCCTGTTATTTTCGTATTTATCGATACAGAAAACATCACTATAATCGGTAGAGACCGTGATTTGCGATGATTTATACAGAAAGGAGGAGTATCTGTTGACTTATGATTTTCTCGAGTCTCTATATGCAGATGTACTATCGATTGTAAAAGGTCTGGTGGTAAAACGCGTAGACCTTGCTCGTGAGAATGAGACTATTGATACGGTCAGAGCATTTGAGACTTATCTGGCCTGTGTAAATGGGACTCGTTATTTTTATACTTTCAAAGAGTATGAATTGGAAATTTTAGAGAAGTATATGCCGAAAACACAAGCAGTAGCCTGCCATCTGGATGCAAACAAAATCCCAGAGGAGCTGCGCGAGGCTATTGTGAACGATCAGGCTAAGTATGTATTGGACACATACGTTGAGCGAAATGAATATTACCGAATGCTAATTGGTCTTCCTCGGCTGGATGATACTCAATGGATATATGTCCGCAATCAAAGAGATATTCCCAGGGATGTGCCGATTCATCAGATGTCGATTGACCAAATTTCTCAGCTTGAAGTTCGAGGAGTATTAGATCAGTTGAAAGCTGATAATCCCAGTGCAGACTATCTGAATTATCTTGGTGTGAACTCTGTTGATTTGATTGAAGCACGGTTGGCAAAACCCTTTGAAATTCTTCGGATGGGTAGTACAACAAATGTTCGAGTAATGGATATGTTCCAGAAGGAGTATTACTTTGCTCGACGTTATATCATGTCTACGATCTATCATAGAGAACAAATCACTACTAAGACTCTATATGATCCGACGATCGGTGTTTTGATGTTGACGCTGGCTATTCGCAATACATTAGTACCTGATGAAAAAGCTTACCTTAATTTTGAAGAGATTCTTGACGCAATTCTGGAATCTTATGGGATGTTAAGGTATTTCCAGAAGTTTCCATTTACTTATAAGCAGAGACTAGTTCTTGCTATGGACCGTCTGCTGAAAGTAAAAGGAACTGATGGCGTGCTTGTTGATGTCTGTAAGTTGTTTTCGCAGGATGACCTGATTGCTAATCGGTATTTTCTTATGAAGACACAACCTAAAGACATTGATGGTAATATCAGTTTCACTGGAGATCCAAATCAGGACTATCGTCTTGATTTCATCAGAGCCGAAATTCAAGAGCATGATATCAATACACAGGAAGAAAATCGACTCTCATATGACACTGTCACTGACAATGACTTTCTTTGGCAGCTTACTCCTGAAGAGAAAGAGGAGATTCTTCTTACTGATTTTAATCTGATGATGACGAAGTATGTTGACGTAGAAGTTGCATACGAAGTCACGTCCCTTGTATTTGAAGTTTGTTGTTTTATTAATCTTATCTTGTATGCCAGAGATAACATTGCAAAGGTGACAATGGTCAATACTTATGCAACTTCTGGTAAGTGTACGTTATTCACGATGATGAACTTCCTTTTGGCTGCTATGGCTAAGAGGGCTCATTTTGATGGAAATATTGTATACGAGCCTACACAGATTGCAGAGATCTGGAGATTCAATTATGATGATATCGAGGAGCAAGTCCGAGAGATTGTTAATAAGTATGAATTACAGATTGATGTGGACCGTGTCCTGGTTGAAGGATTTGATATGGAACTTGCCAAACCCCTTGGGAGGACAGATTCCCCTGATATTCTGTCCATATATGTAAAGAATCGAGCACTCTTCGATGCGATATTGGATGAGATGCATAAAACGAATGATATCCGACAATATATTGCGTTATCTAACTGTAAGGATATTTTCTTTACATCTTCTAAGGAGCGTGAAACTTTCATCAAGCTTGATGGGACATATGCAGAAACATACTATGAAATGTTGGAAGATCTTGATCCAAAATTAGCAAGAAAGCTTGATAGCATCGAAGATGAGGATGCACTGAATGGTCTGCTAGTGTATATTCTGGAGAAGCTGGAAGATCTATTTAACTCAGATGAGCTGAAATATCTATTCCTTAATACTCCTACTGTATACGCATCACTGATTGGTCGATATATCCGAATGGCGATTAATGTCTTCAAGGCGTCTTCCGTCCAGCTTCGCTCTATTAATATTTTCTTCTATCTTGGAGATAGAGATCCTATTCGTGTGATTGATGGTAAAGTTGTACATAAGAAGTATCCAATCAATGAATGGATTCATGTACAAGATACCGTAAGTACACATAAAACCATATTCCTGAATGAATATATAGCAGTAGGTGATAAGGCCTACGCAAATATCGAGTAAAGAGAGGTGCACAATTACTCATGGCTAATATTAAAATTCGTGGCGATCATATGACCGTGCTTGATACTGTGCATGATGATTCTGGTCGTCTTTTGGCTGAAGCAAGGCCTCATGAAGTCATTGGCGAGGTGGAAATCATTTTGGCTTCCAAATATGGCGGTAAAACGATTTTCACTCGTTCTCTGAGACGCAATGATCTGCTCGTTACTGGTGCAGTATTCTTGTCTGAAAAGGTGAACAATATTCGTTCTACTTTTAAGACTACTCCAATTGATTTGGAGCTCGGTGTTCACACAATTGAGGAGATCGATACTTCTTCTGATACTGTACCGTTGGAGAAGATCGTTGGCATCATGGTCGGTAATGGTGGTTGTGGTGATACCTATAATACAGTACATAAAGTTCATCGCACGGATCGTACTGTACCCGGCATGCTCCCCCTTCGGGTTGTACCTTTGGAGCATGATCTGGAAGGCGCTACACGCAATCGTTACCTCCTGCGTGTAGTAAAGGGCGACTATGCTTATTACTACGGTAAGAAGTTTACCGTTGAGCGTGAGATCAATGTCCAATATGAAGATGGCACGACCGTTCCTACAAACGTAGATATCATCGGCGATTCTAACGGGAAGTATATCAAGACTTTCACTAAGTATTCTGCGACATTGGATGAGACGGATATTCGTGAAGGTTTTAAGATCAGTCAGGGAAGTACCATGCGGTCGTTGGTAAATTCTGTTGGTCTGATGACAGGTTATATCGGAGAGGCGTCTGATTCCAAAGAAAAGGGCGGAAATGTTGAGGAAGTCTTCAATGCCCGAATGATGACTACTCTGAACATGGAGAACAATGAATTGAAAGATTCTGAGGCGACAGTTACTTTTATCTATCGTCTCTATTTCACTTAATGAGGAGGGATTGACCAATGGCGGAAAGGATTCTCAACGAGGCTCAGCAGAAAGAGCTGTTCCGCCTCATCGGTGATCCTGAAAAGTTGGATGCTCATATCATTGCAAATTTATTTGCTTATATGAAAGATGGCGGTATTAAGTATCATCCTGATGATATTATTACCATTGGACCAAATGAGTCGAAGTTTGTAAAACCCAATACGAAGACTACAATCGGTATCTATCTAGCAAATAAGTATATCTGGGAAGATCTGGCCATCTTCGGGTATATCAATAAACCCGTTACTGGCAAGGTAAATGGCAAGATTGATACCGCAATGGCAAAAGCTTTGATGTCTGGTGATATTACACGGGAGCAATATGGTCGTTATATTGATCGTACACAGTGGTTATATGGTGGTCCTCTTGCTTTTATTATCAATACTTCCTTATCGGAAACTTTGATCACTCTTCCTCCGGCTGCTAAAGCTCAGAAGAAGAAGCTCCTTGAAGAAAATCGAGAAGGCATTGAAGCGAATGATCCTCAGGTGTCTACTCATATTGAACATGAAGTTGTTAAGACTGCATTGGATGAAATGAGGAAAAAGAATGACCCTGCTATGGCATTGTTTGATGCCGGTTGCGGTATTGATCCATATAACCAATATAAGACAATTATGGTTATGAAGGGTGCTGTTCAGGATAATACAGGCGAATCTCCTACGGGATATAAGGTCATTACATCTAACTATGATACCGGTATCACTAAAGAAGATATGCCGAAAATCGCTGATACAGTTGTTACGTCATCCTATTCTTCTGGCGTTGCTACACAGGACTCCGGTACAAACGGAAAGAAATATAACGCTTTGTTTCAGCGAGTTCGACTTCAAAAGCGCGGTTCTGATTGTAGCACAACCGAGACGATTGCCGTTGATATCACAAAGGATAATGCAGACGACTATACCTGGCGGTATATCGTCGAAGGTAGTTCTAACGGTAGTAAGGGCAAACTTGTGATGCTTACTCCAGAAAATATTGACTCCTACATCGGCAAGACAGTAAAGATGCGCACCGGTATCTACTGTAAGGCGAAAGACCCTGAGTATTGTTCTTGCTGTATTGGCGACAGACCATATCGTATCGGTGTGCGTAATATTGGGTTTACGTTTATGACTATTTCAGGCTCTACCTTAAATGCTTCCTTGAAGCGTAAACATGACGTAAGCGTGAAGTTATATCCGATACAGATATCCGATGTGATGAAATATGTGATGTAATAAATCCCCACTGGTCTTAATTGATCAGTGGGGTAACATTTTGTATGAAAGGCGGAGAAAAAGAATCGGATGAAGGTTACCGATTCTTTGAGATGTGTTATGTTGATGGAAGTTATCCGACAACAATGCGACCCATATTGCCATATAAAGGCTCAGGACCAGGTTTACGATATTCAACAACAGGGAGCTCATCACTCAAATCTGTGTTGAAATTGTCGATTTTCATGTGTTCACAACATTCTTTTAAATGCATAAACGTCTCGACCAATCATTCCATCGAAGGATATTCCGCGTTGGTTCCCATAATATCTCCTCCTTTCATACATAAAATGGAGAGAGGGTAGTGTCAGTACCCTCTCTCCATGCCTTCATTATTATAGTATATATGCGAAAGTTATGTTAAATTGGAAAAGTGCAGAGAGCCCAAATTGGGCTCTCTATTTTATTCTTAGCAGTTTCCTAACTTAGGTATAACACCCACTCGAAGGAGGTAATTATATTGCTTGCGCACAAGGTAAATGAAGATGCACGACTGTTTTTCTTTGAGGTAAAATATCCTGAAGAATACGGTGTATGGTACCCCACATATGATCAGGATATCGAATATCTGAAATCTCGAATCCTGACTTATCGTTCCGCTCATACGACTGAGATGGATATGGAGACCAGTCAGTATTATGAAGGTGCAAAAACGCTCATTGAAGTTTTCGATCTGTTCATGGCTACCGGCATCGCAACTATCTGTAAAGATATGAATGTACTGATCGAGAATATCAAAGAGCCGGAACATTTTGATCATGCAGAAGTTCAGTTTCATATGATCTATGATCAAACACAGGTTGATGATAACGGGAAAATGACAAGTTCTGCTAAAGGTGATTATAAAATCACTCTTATCTATACTCGTGAAACCAATAATCCCTGTGGTATTTTCCTGATCTATGGAGAGAATCTCGATAATGGTAATACCTTTACCGTTGGAGATACTCTGGTATCTAAAATCGGGCTGACTACTGATCATTTAAACTGGTTGGACGAGGGTGCAAAATGTTTTCCTGCTGGTCCGATTCTGAAGTATAGTGAGAACTTTCCTATATATGCTACACTAGCTAATCAGATCATGGATCGTCTGAAGGATACGTTAGATATTATTGTGTATGATTAATAAGAATTGAGAGGTGAATGGTTTTGACTGATATGAAGTCGATTACAGTCATTAAACGTGATGGTCGTGAGGTTGAATTCAATTACGATCGTATTACGAAAGCTATCAAGTCAGCAATGATTGCTGTGAATCCGCAGGGTTATATTAATGGTATTCCAGTTGAGCTTGCTGCTGCGAATGTCAAAGACGATGTTGTTTACGATATCGAGAAGTCCTTGCGATCTGATGCAGATAAAAAGATCACTGTAGAAGCAATCCAGGATCTCGTTGAAGAAGCTCTTATTCGTTTAGGCTATTCTGATATTGCCAGAGCGTACATCATCTATAGACAGAATCGTAATCGTGCACGCAATTATAAATCTGATATGATGAATATTATGCGTGAGATTACATATTCTGATGCTGTTGATGCTGATATTAAACGCGAGAATGGTAATATCAATGCTGACTCTCCTATGGGAGCTATGCTCAAGTATGGTTCTGAAGTATCCAAACAGTTTGCGCATCAGGATCTTCTTACACCCGAACATAGCAAGGCTCATATGGAGGGAGACTGTCAAATACATGATTTGGATTTCCTTGCTACTGGTACATTGACTTGTAATCAGATTGATATTATCGAACTTTTTAAGGATGGGTTTTCTACAGGGCACGGATATCTTAGAGAACCTGGTTCGATTCGATCTTATGCAGCTCTTGCATGTATTGCGATTCAGGCAGAGCAGAATGATATGCATTTCGGTGTGTAAATTTACATTATTTCATTTTGATTAATGTAATATTTATATAATGTGGTGCCGCCATATAGGAAACTTATGGTGGAAACTCCGTAAACCTGTGATCCGCAGGGTGTGAAGATAACGAATAGTTACATCAGGAAATGGGTGTTTAATATCTTTGCTAACCGGGAACTGCAAGTGTGACGACTTGTTAATCCGGTGCCACGTTCAAATTTATTTATACCATCACATTCATATTCTATAGGAAAGGAGGGTGCATTATGAGCAAAGTTCAGGTTAATACATTATGGTCATTGGAAAACATAAAAGACCAATACATATTTGATACTGAAACTCTTGATATTACAAATATATGGAGTGGCAGAATTATTTCTGTGTATATAGATAAACGTGGATATCCTGCTGTATCTATGAGTTTGAAAAATCCAACAAAAACTGGCAGAAGATATGCTAATGTAAAATATCATAAAATTATTGCATTAGCATGTATAAACAATGGTCCATATAAGCTCATTGAACATCTTGATGATAATCCATTAAACTTTCATCCGAGCAATCTTAAGTTTTCAACTCAAACCGAAAATGCAAAAACTATGCGTGCAAATGGAATCAATAATCATATTGATTCAATCTTTGAGTTGATGCTAACAGATGGAACGAAGTATATTGGAACAACAAAAGAGATTTCAGAGCAAAGCGGTATTCGCAGAGGCGCCATATATGATAAGATGTATCAGCGATATGATAAATCTCATACAAGGACTCAGCGAAAATATAATATACAACACGTTAAACTTCTCTATTCTGGGAATGAGCGGAGGAACGCTACAAAGAAAGAAAAGGTGCTACGGGAAAGGGATAGTGATGGGTTCCTTATCCTACATAGAATTAATAATTTGAACAGGTTCAGAGACTAACGAAAGGATAGCCGGCGCATAAGGTTTGAGTCTTATCAACTCTTAACGGCGAGTAACCGAGTAGTGTTAGCTCCGAGATGGATACGGGAGCGAAAATGGAGGGCCCTAACTAGGTGAAGCTAGAGGGCTGAGATATAGTCCGTTGGCCCGACGGGTGGGCAATCTATACCAAACTTTGAATACGGTCTTGCAATCGGTGTGCATAAAAGTTTTCGCAAGGCTATTATTCAGAAAATTCTTGATTATCTCAATATCATTGCAGGCATTGAGTATCAGTCTTTGAAGACTGAAATTAAAGCCAGTGTTGATCACTACATTGCTAATGGTGTCAAGCTGAATGAGTATGTTGCGGAAGAAAACATGTCCAAGGATCCTTCTAGGATTATAGCAATCTCTGATATTATTCGCAATTATACCAATACGGATATTAGTTTTGATACGGCTAGCAATATTCTTAAAAGTGCAATTCGGACTGTTGTTGATGAAACACATCAGGCCACTGAAGCTGTTATCCATAATCTTAACAGTATGCATTCTCGTGCTGGCGCACAGGTACCATTTTCTTCTTTGAACTATGGCACGGATACCACAGATGCTGGTAGACTTGTTATTAGAGAAACTTTGAATGCTGTAAATGAAGGTCTCGGTAACGGTGAAACGGCAATCTTCCCCATCTCTATTTTCCGAGTAAAAGATGGAATCAATTTTAAACCCGGGGATCCTAATTACGATCTCTATAGATATTCTATGGAGGTTACTGCTAAGAGACTATTCCCGAATTATGAGTTTCTTGATGCACCGTTCAATCTGCAGTATTATGTAGAAGGTAAACCTGAAACATACGTTGCTACGATGGGATGTAGGACTCGTGTTATGGGCAATATCAACGGTCCTGAGATCTCTCATGGTCGTGGTAATCTGTCTTTTACAACCATCAACCTTCCCCGTCTTGCGATCAAGGCTGAAAAGAATATTGATAAATTCTTTGATGAGCTTGCTCATATGCTTCAGCTCGTCGAAGAACAGTTATATTTAAGATATAAATACCAGAGTACAAAGAAAGTTCTTAATTTCCCATTCCTTATGGGTGAGAGTCTTTGGTTGGATTCTGATAAACTTGAATACAATGATAGCGTGAAGGAAGTTCTCAAGCATGGCACATTAAGTATTGGGTTTATCGGCCTCGCCGAGGCTCTGGTAGCTTTGATTGGTAAGCATCATGGTGAGTCCAAAGAAGCTCAAGAACTCGGTCTTAAGATCATTGGGTTTATGCGCAAGTGGTGTGATGATGCAAGTCAGAGACATTACTTAAACTACAGTCTTCTGCAAACCCCGGCCGAAGGGCTTTCTGGAAGATTTACTCGTCTTGATAGAAAACGCTATGGCATTATTCCCGGTGTAACTGATAGAGAATACTATACTAATTCGAGTCATGTACCCGTTTACTATGAGATTAATGCTTTTGATAAGATTGCTATCGAAGCGCCATATCATGCTCTGTGTAATGCAGGACATATTGCATATATCGAGATGGATGGAGATCCCAGTAAGAATGTCGATGCAATCGAGCAGATTCTTGCCCATATGAAGAATTGTGGTATCGGATATGGATCTATCAACCATCCTGTCGACTATGATCCTGTCTGTGGTTACACTGGTATCATTGATGATGTATGCCCTCGCTGTGGTAGACGCGAAGGTGAACCTGTGGCAGTAGATAAGCTTCGTCATCTGGGTGTGTGGAAGCATCATGCAGCGGATCCGATTGCATATCGTCCGGATCCCAACGAGGAAGCTGATAAAATTCCAAATATTTTCGTATACACACCGAAGAAGGAGAATGAATGAGTAAGATCAGAGTAGCGGGTGTGATTGAGAATTCTACTGTTGACGGCCCCGGATTCCGCACAGTAATTTTTACTCAAGGATGTCCGCATCATTGTGAAGGGTGTCATAATCCGGAAACCTGGTCTTGTGATGGTGGGACTTTAATTGAAGTGAAAGATCTTGCTGATCTTATCATGAAAAATCCATATTGTACTGCAATCACATTATCTGGTGGCGAACCAATGAGTCAAGCTGCTGAATTGTGTGAATTGTTGGATGTGTTTGAAAGTGCTGGTAAGAGCTATCATGTGATGACTTTTACTGGATATACATTTGAACACCTGTGGGATAGTGGTTCCAACCACATGAAAGAACTAATTTCTCGATCTGATCTAGTGGTCGATGGGCCATTCATTATGACTGAGAAATCGTTGGAATTGTACTACCGAGGTTCGCGGAATCAACGAATTTTGGAAGGAAAGTCCTCGATCATGTTAGGTCGGCCGGTGCTTGCAAAGATCGGAGATCAGATCTAGAAAGACTTATAAATTCTACTTCGAAGGAGTGTTTTGCTACATGAAGACTTTTGTAAGAAATGGTATTGAAATGGTTGGCGAAGGAGTTCGCTTTGATCGTATCAGGCGTGTTACCGGTTGACCTACCAAATAGGCCGGTGCCCATGGTGACATGGGGCAATAAAATCCATTAAACTGTCGGGGACGATCCTTAGAGCTCTGAATACTAAGTATATGCAGTGATGTATATATGGCAAAGTGTAACGGCTTTGGTATAGTAACAACGTCAGAGATTGGACAATCCGCAGCGAAACCTCTGTTTATTTCAGAGGGACGTTCAACGATTATAATATGGAGAGTTTAGCTATGAGTAAAAAACCAGAAATAAAACCTACTGATAATGAAATTGAATATGTTACAGAATGGTATGGTATAAAGAAGGCTGCAGAAATTGCGGATGATCTTGAAATCTCTGTGAATCGTGTATATAATATTTGCAGATTTATAGGATTTAAACATTTAAATCGCAATTTCCTAATAATGTATGATCAGGAGCAAATTATCCTCGGTGGAATTCTCGGTGATGGTAATATTAAACGCAATGGTAGTAATTATTACTATCGAGAATCTCATTCCGAAAAAGAGAAAGAATACTGCTACTGGAAATTTAAGATGCTAGAAAACTTGGCGTCTAAACGAGGGTTCGGTATTTCCGATAAACGTGATGGACAATATGGTTTTCAAACAATAAACTCACCAGCATTTAAGAAATATAAGAAAATGTCTAAAAGTGAGGTTATTGATAACTTAGATATACTAGGGGCTTTGGTATATTTTCTCGATGATGGATGGATGAAATCTACCGGGTTTTGTTTGTCTACAGGCATACTCGATGAAAATGAGCGTGAATTATTAAAGGCCAAACTTGATAAACTATTTAGAATCGATTGTCACCTTATTGGCAATGAGACTTTATCAGTAACAAAGAAAGATATTATTAAGTTAATTAAAGCGTTTAAGAAGTATATCCCTCATAACATTGATGTATACAGGAAGAAAGTGCAGCCGCTCATAGATAAATTTAAGGTATAATCTAATCCTCCCAGAAATGGAAGGCAGCCAATGTATCTGGTAGGCACATTGGATCGTTTTAATGATGCGAAGCGTGCTGAAGAACATGATCGCGTGAAGCATTCTGTTGGCATGCCGCTTAAGTTACAGGTAGGTGAAAGTGCGTGAATGGTGCCGCTATTGAGGAACGTATCTGGGTCGTTCACAATGGCGCTACAACCACTACTACGCTAAGAGATCTTTATGCAGCTTATGTTGCCGGTCGACTGGGGGAATACCGCATTTATTATGTGGACCCTCAGTCGATCGAAGACTCTCGAAAAGATGATATGAAGAAACCTCTTGTTGGTACAATGAGTATTCTTGAAGTAATCAATAATGGGATTCATCAGAAAGTGGTTGTTACGTCGGAGGATGATCTCACTGTTACAATGGGAGCAACTGGGACGTTGCTCGATTATGCTGACTGGGAGCCTACGCATCTTACTGTGAATTTTGCTCCGAATACGAAACATTTCGTTTCAGCACTGAGTGGAATTGGTGGGGCTCCTGGGGATAAGATCTTTATTCGCAAGATTAAGTCTTATCGAATGACAGGATCTTGTAATGTCGTTACATTACCAACACCCAATATGATTTCAGTGAACGGCTTTGTGGTTATGTGTTAATTATTAATTGATTAATACTATAACTAATTTATAAGCTCGAAGTTGCTAGCGGGCTATTGAGGTACGATTCGGTTGGGCTGCCCTGGCGGGGTGATATGTGGAATCATCCTGCCCTCGTGCGTGCATGTGGCGGCCCGTTGTGCCTTGCCATTTTAGGCGTCCGGTGATAGCGGGGAATTCACTCGGCGCTAATTCCAGCTCAGTACAGTCGTAGTGTCAACGCTGTATGGTCAGATTAGCGACACGCCGATAATAAGGTCTGGCTTTAGGCGGCTAATCATTGAATGTATACCAGAACCGAGCGCAGGATATAAAATAAGAAATCCGGTAACAATGCTACAGGACAAGTAGTATGCGCCGATAGGACTCTATGAGCGAGAGTCCTAGTTACTGGTCTATTTGAGGATTGAGAGTCGAGAACTACATTGAGGCGAAACTGGGATCTTTTATTAATCCTGCTTAACTGTGGTATTTGGGCCAACGAATACGCGCTGGCAAGTCCTCGGTAAATTACGTCGGGATATATCAGATCTGACGGATGCGGTGTGGTAATGGCAGAGCTATTGTTCTAGGCCGTTATGTAAATGTGTCTCGACTCTCTTTCCTCGGTAGTATTTTTATTTCATCAATATCCATCTTAATATATCCAGGGTGATAGTTTCGTATCGTAGGTTCACAGCCTAACCCTGGCACATACGTATGCAATCCTTTGGATATTGGGCAGCAGACATTGTGAACATGACCTCCAATCTATGTAATCGTGGATATCGTTGTCGACCAAGTTTCAACGGTCGATCAGGACAACAAAGGCACTTCCTTGAGTATGGTATGTTTGCTTGTGAGGCAGGGAGCTGTAGAGGGTGGTGTGTCCTCTACAGCTCATTTTATTTTATCAATTATCACAGAAAGGTGTGAATTTATATGATGAAATTATGGGAAAAGATCCTAAACTTCTTTCATTTATATACACAAAGCCAGATGAAGCAAAAGCTGGCCGATAATACAGCTTACTATGACGCTGAAATTGTAGCTCTTCGAACTTCTGCTGAACAAACGGTAGAAGGGTTGAAGGGAATTATTTCCGCGCATGAAACTCTTCAGTTAAGATATGATGAGGTTGCTGAAGTCGTTACAAAACAGAACGATATGATTGCAAGTCTCAATAAAGTAAAAGAGAATCTTGATAAACAGCTCACGATTGCTAATCAGAGACTTCGTGATATGGAGCGCGTTGATGCTGCGCGAGTAGAAGAAGTTGCTAGATATAAGGAAGCGGCAATGAAGAACATAGAATACGTAAAAGATGTTCAGAAACAGCTTTCTGAGGTACTTCACGACAGTAATGCATTCGGATTTCCGAATAAAGTGGCTATACCCGGATCAACATCCATCAGAACTGATATCAGTGAAGATTCCGCAAATGGTGATATGATCATTGTTCGCGGAAGAACTCTTCTGACTGACGATATGACACCAAAAATTAATGATACACCTGATATGTATGGTCGATTAGAATTGATCTTTGGTTATATGGAGAGATATGGAGTTCTGTCCAATATTGCTAAGAATCTGATCCGTTCTGGTACGATTGCTTTTACTCTTGCATACAATGATCATTGCACTGCATATGAGACATATTATGAGTGTGTAGCAAAACGACAGGACGAGACATCTCTTGTCGTAATCAATGATATGAAGAAATTAGATGTGGAGGGGCAATGACCCCTCCACATCTTTTATTCAATTTTCAGGAATATGCTACTGCAACAGCTATTGCCGTCACTCAGAAGTAGTTTCCTCCTTAGTAGTAGCGTCTTCTTTCGCTGCTTCTTGTTTAGCTTCATCGATAGCCTTCTGAGCTTCCTCTTCAGCGTTTGTCGTTCCACCAATAAGTTCAATCAGCGTCATGATAGACACAGTAAGCTCTTGAGCCCGCACTTTATCCAGACCGCCTTCGCTGATCCAGTAGCCGACAACAGCAACGACTTCCAGAATTGCAAAGACAATAATAGCTGTGGTATTGTCACCAAAACCGATCACACCACATACACCGGCCACCATCAGTGCGACAGCAAGCCAGAATTTACGGCTCTTCAGCTTATCTTTTAGTGTAGGCTTCTGTGCTTGAATATCGACAAGAGACTGAGCCATGTTGATCAGTTTCTCAACATTAGCCGACTGGTTCGTCTCCAGTGTCGACGTATTCGTCTGTGTAGTCTGGTTCAGAGACTGGGATTGGGATTGGTTGAGGGATTGGGATGTCGACATCATAATTTACCTCACTTTCAATTTTTTCTTCTTTTGACTTTTTATCACCACGAGGTTTGAAGATATCGTTATACTTAAAAACATTCTCAATCGTCTTGGTGATAAGATAGAAACCGATTTGTCCGATTACGATTGTGCACACATTAGATGAAAGACTTTCTGCAATCTGTCCACGTCCCATAAAGGCAAGAACATATGAACACCAGATCCATGCAACACCATTGATAGAATAGAACCAAATTAGCTGCTTAGATGTAGATGAGAAAGTTTTTGCTAAGCCGTTTGTGAATCCAGTAGGTTCTTTTACGCCTTCGGAATTCTTTTTATGGAATATACCCATTGGTACCTCCTTTACTCAGTTGCAGCTTGAATCACGATCAGGAACTGGAGAATGTCCCCCTCTTTCAGTCGGATATTGAGAAGCTCAATACCGGTGGCAGTGACATCATAATCTTGACCTTCACGCAGAACTGTCTGTCCATAATTGACAAGCAGAATCTTATCAGTATCGGGATTATAATCATCAACCGTGATCAAGTTGTTATTGTTGGTAGTTTCGCTGTATACTGCAAGCTTGGTAAAGAAATTACCAGGACGCGTTTTGAGCTCGGTGATAGCTGCTTCCAGATAAGTTCTCAGGTCAGTATTCTGATTCTGTGTAGATACCGTCCAATGGAACTTACTAGTAGCATTACCAGTATTACCGACATAGAGATTGATCTCATCTGCGTGATACCACACATCACCGATTGTAGTACGATTACCATCTGCATCCATATTAGGTGGTTCAGAGGGTTGAATAGTAATCTGGGATGGAACCATACCGAGACCATGTTCAATCACTGTTTCACCAAGAGTGTTAGGATCATCGCCATAGTAAAGATCTTTCTGTGTATCACCGAAGAAGTTACCGTCACCCTCAGCAACCTGGAAGATAGGATATGTAGAAGTGATATCCATCTGACCATGACCGAGAGAATACCAAACGTGCTTATCTTCATTATACACTAACCAGAGATAAGATCCTTCTTTATATCCACCAAATACAGGATTACCAAAACAGTCACAGATAGCCTCTGCGGGACCATCGATACATTTTGCCGTGGGCGCCGTTTCAAGATCATGTGCTAACTTTACCAGCAAAGTATAATGGTCACAGAGAACGCTATAGGACATATCTAAATGAATATGCTGACCAGACTGACCACTTGCATTGATGACGTTGAAGTTGGGAACGTCCATCATTGCACCCTGGAGAATTGTAAAATAGATAGCCTCATTTGTATCCAGATGACTGGTGAGAAGCACTACCTGATCCAGAGTATCAATGGTGTAGTCAACATCATACACGAGTAATTTATTGTCTCTGATTACACTAAGATGATCTTTCTTACGATTAAAGTTAGGGACTGGAATAACAGTAATCCCATTATCGGTCGCTACATATTCTTCATGTAATACATTGAGAGAATATCTGTAGTTTCCAGTAGCTCCCCAATTATTTGGAACAATTTCACCATTGGTTTCAATCATCCTGACAGTACGGAAAACGAGAATATCATCAGCATAAAGAGGAAACGCCATTTGGATATGAGCCGAATCTTCTGTGATTTCATAGTCTAAACCATTTCGTAAGATAGTTTGACCATAGTTGATCTCCAGATAATTAGAACCGATAGCCTTTACCGGAATAGGCACTCGTTCTGTTCCAGTTTCATCAATCGTTACTGGATAGTTTTCTACTTCAATATCATATTTGAAATTTCCACGCTTAGCAGTCACTGTATAAGATGTAATCTTAAAGAAAAGAATTTCATCCTTGTACAACGAAAAGTTGAGGAGTTTTATTGTATCGGGAGCTTTACGAACGAACTCATAGTCTAGCATCGGTCGAAGCATAGTTTGACCATAGTTAATATCCAGCATCATTGTGTTAGCATCAAACCCGGGAATTACAATCAAACTCTCATTATCGTGTGTGGCAGTATGTGTGTATTCTCTTACAACAGGGAGCAGCACCTTAGTGATATCACTATAGGTATCACTGCTCATCAACGTCCATGCATTTTGTTTTTCGCTATACACAAGGAACATTGTAGTTCCAGCACACTGACCACCAGGAATAGGTTCACCCGCACCACTTAAAATAGGTTTAGGTCCACTTCCATTAAAATCGAGAGATGGTTCACACTCTACATTGGTGTGAACTGTAAGTAAAAGAGGAAATCCATCTGTGAGAATTTTATTACGAATATGCGCTTCTAGTTTTCGCTCAGTGCCACGACTATATGCATGGTTGAAATGTTTCACTGAATTACCCAGATGATTATCATAGGTAGTCAGCCAGGTCTCTAATACACCGCCGTTTTCCCGACGAAGAATATTAGAAGTTACCGTTTGTGGAAAAAGAATATCGAAGATGTTTTTCTTCGCATTAAAACGGCGCATACGAAATAGCCGATTCATAAAAACATTACCTCCTTCATCGGATATCTCCGGTTATAGTCATGTTTCACGAAAAGAATACCGCTGGGGAGAATATCCCCAGCGGTACTTTATTTTAAGTCTTAGTTGTGCAGTTTGAGATTACTAATTACTGAGCAATCTCGACCATCACCATCTGACCGACAGCAACATCCTGCATCTCGTCAGTGCTGGAAACCAGAACGGGCACGCTCAGAGCCAGCTCAGCAACAGCCTCAGCAGTGGCGAAGTAGTCAGCAGCGTGGCCGCCCAGAGTAGCAGCATCGCCAGTGATATCAGCAGCCAGCTTGCCATCGACACCGATCTTCAGGATCTTGCCAGCATTCTCGATGGAAGCGACGTCAACCAGCATATCAGTGTTGATAGCATCAGTGATACCATAACCCGCCAGGGTGGTGGGAGTACCGGTGATCTTAGTCCAGGCGATATCGGGCAGACGCTCAGCAGCGATAGTACC